TATCCACATACTGACATTATGTCTGGCGGGGTCGTCATGTGGAAAACTTTTTCCATTGTGGATAACTTTTATGACCAAAAAACTTGATTTTGTCAAAATGTCAGGGGAGCGTTACATGGGGGATAATCCCTTTGGGGGGTTTTGGTTCCCCCACACTCTACCACTTTCCCCCACCATTAGTACTGAATTTATGGCTGGTTATAGTGTAATGACCACTTTTTTCCCCCTGACGATAGTGAGAAGACCATTTTTTTACTATATATAAATCCTAGCAAAAAAAGGATTACTAAGTGAGACCCCGCGTGAGTGAACGTAGTGAACCTTTAACCCCCCTTCAACGAACCAATAGGGTATCTTAGATGACCCCTCGTATGGACAATTATAGTCCCCTTCAACGACATATCGTAGATGGTGGGAGATTGTGGGAGTTATACCTGATGGGGTGTAATTATTTACCGAAGGTATTGTTTTGTACCCCATAGGGTATAGGACTGTAATGTGAAATAATATATGTTAATTCGGATCCCCACCGAATAGGTATGTCTTTATTAACATCTCACCTTCACACAATATCACCATGTCATTCGAAGTCCTCTCATTTGGCGGGGGACACTCTATTAGGAGGGGACAGTTTGTCCCCATGTATAACTCTCCAAATGTGTGTTAAAAAATGAGATTTGGAAGATTATACAACAAGAGAGAGAATGAGGGACAATCCACGGAACGGTAGTGTAGTGGATAATGTCTGTCCCGAGATGAACGAACTTGGTGGATAATCATCACAATTATTTAATATGGTGTGAGTTTCTTTATTCTATTTATTGGTATGATAAAAGATTTACTAACAATCGTTATACCTTGTAAGAATGAATCGGAGTTAATTGATTTGACTCTGAGTTTATTAAACAAACAAGAAGATATATCAGGTACAAAAGTTATTATTGCTGATTCGTCTGATGATTCTACAAGAGACATTATATTATCAGGAGACCATAGTAATTTGAACATTACCATTATTGATGGTGGTTATCCGAGCGTGGCAAGAAACAAGGGTGCCATGATGTCCACAACCCCTTATATATTATTCTTGGATGCTGATATATACTTAATTGATAATACCACCATAAGAGAGTGTATGAGTATTATACAGAAAGAACCATTGGAGTTGTTAACCTGTAAGTTTAGATGTGAAGGAAGATATTCATTTGTATTCCCCATCTTTGAATTCTTTAGAGATTTATCGATTAGATATTCCCCTTGTGCTATTGGAGGTTTTATGTTATTTGAATTTGAATCCTTTATGAGAGTCGGAGGGTTTAATGATGAAGATAAATTTGCTGAAGATTTCCATCTTAGTAGTAAAATCTCGCCTGAATCTTTTAAGGTTATGAATAAAAAGATATATACCACAGATAGAAGATTTCAGAAGAAGGGATTATTTTATATGGTTCGTGTTGCCATTTTATCCATAATGAATAAAAACAATCCTGCGTTTTTCAAATATGACCACAACTATTGGCTATAAGGTCGTGATAATGTCTGATCTCCACTTGGGAATGAATGATTGTAGACCCAAACGCATTCTTGAATTCCTTGATAGCATCGATACAGACCTCCTGATACTTAATGGAGATATTATTGATGTGGACGCTCTTCGTCGTGGTAGCAAGTGGAAGGATAAACATATGAAGGTTCTTATTAAGTTATTGGATATGTCCCGCCAAACAGAGATTATCTATATCAGAGGGAACCACGATAATGATGTGAAGGATCTGTATAATAGCATCCTCGGGAATATTAAATTCATGGACGAATATATGTATTTTGCTAATGGTAAGAAGTACCTGGTTTTCCACGGTGATAAGATTGATATCACAACAAAATATAAATTGCTCACTCAGATTGGTTCCATCGGTTATGACCTCGCCCTTCGTCTTAATACTTGGTATAACAAATATAGAGAATTCACAGGAAAACCATATTACAGCATTTCTAAAGTAATTAAGGAGAACTTTAAGAATGCCATTTCATTCATTAATGACTTTGAGGTCAACTCATGTGATTATGCAAAAACGCTTAATTGTGATGGTGTCATTACCGGACATATTCATATCCCCTCAGCTAAAATAATCAACGGAATGGAATACTACAACTCAGGTGATTGGGTGGAAAACTTCTCCGCCCTTGTCCTTACCCAAGATAATGAATGGAGGTTAATCAATTTATAGCCGTATCTTGTTAATCTCAATCTTATTCCCTATTTTTATAACCATGAACAAGACCCTGAAACTTAAGAGATTGATGATGTCGTACTTGGACTCCGCTCATCCTGAGATTTACCTGTTGAAGTTGGATTTCTTGGGTGATATCGTACAGACCTTTGATGAAAGTAAACAAAAAGATTGGTTTGACGACAGGGGATTGAATAGTAAACCTGATAGTTGGTATATGATGAGAAAGAAAATCATCGACAGACTGGTGTTGATGTTCTCGGTGGAATACTCATACGCTGACAGTGTATTGAATGATTGGGTAAACTGTAGACCTAAGTATGTGTATGTCAGGAACTCTACGGACGAGCAAATACTTGTTCGCGTGGAGGAAGAATGTGGTATGACAATCTAACTGTCGTATGCCGGGGTCGATTATCCCCCTACCCCCTTTTTATTTAACTGATATTTATAAACATGAAATATATTATACCTGAAAAAAGAATAGAAAGGTTGGCGAATAAGTACTTAAGTTCTTTAGGGTTAACAGAAGGAAATTATGATGAGGATGGGTTTGATATAATACAAGGTGTTAATCATATGCTGGCGTACCGTAGTGAAGAAGAGAAATTATACATGAACATTTACTTAATCAAAGACCTCCGAGACCTTTTTGATTTGACCCAAAGAGAAAGTATGACCTATATCAAAAATTGGTTTCAGGACGCATATGAAACAGATGTGAAGTCAGTATGGTTGTTGTTTCCTGATGAACCATTCACCTATTAATATGATTATAAAATAAATTGGACATTACCTGATGTCCACTTACCCCCAAATGAAAATCGAATATTTCTTGGTTGGTTTCTTCTTTTATTCTTTCCCCACCATTTTTCTCGATTAGTTTAATCATATTATCAATCTCCCACTTCATATAAATCTCATCACCCATAATAATTCTTTGGTTATCTCTATCTTGAATCTCTCTATTATAAAGAACATAGGGATCACAAGACCAATAAAACACTTTGAAACCAACCAAATCGGAAATATAATTTATTAATTCCATTCTCTGATTTATGACCTCAGAATATAAGTGAAATGTGTTATCACTCGTTCTGTTGAAAACAATCTCATTTGATGTTTGTTCGGTTATATCTTCGGTACCATTTAAAACCGAATGGTTTCTTCCAAAGTTTGTGTTAATCCATTTTCTCGTATCATGGTTTGCCCACATGAATCTTGAAAGAAATGACCAACCGATGATTACCACATCATTTTTTTGAATTGTTCTGATTTGTTCGATTACTCTATTGAATATCATGTCATTCCCCGCGCCAGGTATCCCATGATTTACAAGATTCAAGTTCATTCTGTTTGATAATAATTCAAACCATGTGCTCGGAAAACTTCCCCCACAAAATGTCTTATATCTCCTATACTCATCAGTTTCCTCATGATATGGAGAACTGAAACTACAACCAAATATGTGAAGATTATTAATTACCATGTATTCTATTCATCTGCCGTGTGTAAGCAACCACATGCCAATAAATCTTTATATTTTTTCTTCGGATTTATCAACATGTAAATCTTGATTTATGGAGTTTATCACAGCTCTCGCAATAACCTCATGACAATATTTGGATGGATGGTAATCTGTTAGCGCATTTTCAGGTATGTTCCCTCCAAACCCCTCTTTATCATAAGCGATGGTAAACTTTTCTCTACAACTAAGTTGTAAATCACTTATGGTTTTATAAGTTTTACCTTCATGTTCTAATAATATATGTCTTTTCTTGTAAAATTCATCTTCGAATAATGAGGGTAAATCATTAACCCAAAATAACACTTTGCTTTTAATACCTTGTGCCTCCAAATGTAAAAGATATTCTTTGATTAAATTTCCAAAATAATTAGTATGTAATTCAAGATAATCTTCTATGGTATAATTGTTTTCTTCTAACCATGGGAAAAAAATGGTATCGATTCCGTTTTCAACTGGACATTCTGACCCGTCATCAGCTTTACTAAGAACAACAGACACATCATCATAGTTTGGATTAGGATGTACGAAATAATCTTTTCCTTTGTATACAAACTTGAATCTGGATCTATATGGTTGAGTCATTTGAAAAATGACATATTCAATATCATCAAAATAATAATTTTCTTCACTTAACCAAGAAGAACTTTTGATATGTCCATCTGCTGGTTCCTCGTATTTATCAAATATTTTTTTCAAAAACATGAGACTTGTTACATCACTTCCACCATTTGATGCTTTACACACTTCAAAAGTATTGAAATGGTTTGCGACTAACCTTGGAAACCTTATAGTATCTTTATATTTGATTAACGCATCAGTCATTAGACTGTAATCAAATACCCAATCCTCAAATTTAGGAGTATGATTGAGGCTAGAATAAAAATACAGCCCCTGGCCCCAAGTGAAGGAACATCCCGCAAAAACTAATCCTTTCATTGTGTATTTATTTTTTCATTTCACTAAAATCCACAAAGTTTTTTCGATTTGGATTTATGATATCGTTTATTTTTTTCGGAATAGTTTTTTCCCAATTCTCACAAATTAAATCCATTTCTTTAACATAATATTTCCCCATATTTTGTTTAATCCATTCCAAATGTGTTGAAATTGGTGGATGGCCATCTATTTGACCTGCAAGATCTTCAAAATAATAGTGTTCGTTCCTTTTGTTATGAAATTCTACTAAAGTTTCACCTGAAACCATTTCGTCTAATAATTCCAAACAAACGTCCACTGTTTGACCTACGTTTTGCGGTTTCGCATATTCACGTGACCCATCGATTTGATTAAAATCGAAAGACTTCATTAGTTGATACTCACATCCTATTGAATCCAATAATTGTTTTGCCGATGAAACTGAAAACCAAGTATTGTATAACCCGAATTCCTCGCTCCATTTATTCATAACAAAATCTCCAAACAAACTGTGATTTTTTCCATAAATGCTGCCATTTGTTTCAAAATAAGAATTTTGATTAATGTAATCGAATCTGTCTATGGATGAAAACATAATTAAGACTACGTCATCCTTAGTAATTTTATTCACATGATGACATTGATATAAATTACTAGAAATAAAAAAGTTTCCAGCTCCAGCTTTCCCCCAATTTTGAAATTCTTCAAACTGAGTTCCAATAATGTTTGCCCAAGTTTGCCATTTGTAATTTGTAAAACTGCAACCAAACGTAAAAAGTCTTTTACTCATACTGAATACTTTTCATAGAACTTAACCAAAGGGTTAAATTTATCATTTTTTCTAATCCCAAGAGCAATGTTTTTGTTATATTCCAATTTGTCTTTAATTTTTTCATGTAGTTCGTAATAATTTTGATTCTTCAAATTATTAAGATTGCTAATTATTCCCGATATTCTATCATTTATATGGTCTTTTGAATCAAAATCATAGTCAAAAATTTCATCATATAATTCAAATCCATACTTTGTAATTTCTTTGTTTTGATTCTTTGCCCCATAACAAAGAAATGGATGTTTCAACAAAATTGGCCGGAATGTCTTTTCAGTAACAAAAGGAATATACATTGAAGATTCTCCAACCAATGACATAAAACAATTTGGTTCTGTAATGATGTCAGTGTATTCATCACTGAATCCAAATTGTTTGATTCGATATCCATCTATATTAATTATTTTTTCTTTCCAATATTTGAACTCAAAATGTAAATCTTCATTTACCAATATGTCCGTGACACCACATTCCTCTATTGTTTGATTCCAAGTATTAATACCATTTTCTAATAAATTGTGATTAGATAGTTGGTCAATCATCAAACATCTATGGAATCTAGATTTATTATTCAAATTTAAATATAATTTATCAAATTTGTTTTTTATTGATAACGTTTCTACATTCATTGGCCCATCCAATCCTCTCGGGTGTAAATATAAATCTTTCAACCCATCATATGTGTGTGAAATCAAGTAAGTTGGCCAATACAGAATCTCAAAGTTCTTAATTGAATTTTCGAATGGTTTATATAATTCAGGGTAATGACACCCGAGTATTAAATAAAACTTACAATCATTTTGTAATAAAATACTCTCTAACTCAAAAAATTCAGGATTTATTGCGAAATCTTTATCCTCAGTGTAACAACGACTTAACCATTCTACTGTAGTTTCCGTTGGATACAAATAGATTACACACTCTGGTTTTTTTTCTGATATTAAATTGATAATAGGTCTTAATGTCAAATCGGAATGGTTTATTCCCCTATCAATAGATAAACATTTATCATTTTTATGATTGAAAATAAAATATCCCAAATAATCTTTTCCTAACATATTATTTTATTAATAATTTAACAAAAATGTCCATCATGAAATCGTTATTTTTATTTTTAAATTCCAAAAAGGATTCTTTCTGTCGTTCAAAAAGGTTTCGAATCTCTGTAGAAATATAAACATCATTTTCTAATATAGAAATAGCGTTATTTTTATTGTGTTTTATTTTTTCCTCCACTAAATTAAATAGTTCTCGTAGTTCGTGAGATTTTAAATTATTTAGATTTTTGATTATCCCGTCAATTGATTTGCTCGGAACATAAATCTTAAATTTCATTGTTTTTATTTTTATATATAAAGATATAATACTTTTACCGAGTAGAAATATTAAAAAAAAAACAAATCTCATTAAAATTTCCTTATATTTATCCATATGAAATACATTATCTCCGAGGGTCGACTTGATAACATCATGAAAAAGTATTTGGATTCATTTTTAACCTCCAAACAAATCTTGGATTATGATGATAGTTTGGTAATCGCGGATCCGAATGCTGATGATGATAATCCACATTGGACTGAATATATGTTCTATAACTATGACGATGAGGACTTATGGGTGAACAATCAATTTATTGAAGAATTCGGCTATTTGTTTAATAAGGATTATGAAGAATCTCTTGCTTTTATAAAAGATTGGTTTAAGAAAGAATTCAACCTGAATTAAAAATGAAATATATTATCTCCGAGGGCCGACTTGATGACATAATGAAAAAGTATTTGGATTCTTTCTTATTAAATAAGGATGTAATCGATAATCAAGCGGGTATCGCCGTTTATGATGATGAGGAGAATTATTTAGAATACTTCCCAAGAAAAAGAGAACTATTCATATTGGGCGAATTCTTGGATGAGTTCGAGACTATGTTCGGTCTTACTCGAAATGAAGCAATTAAATTCATTCGGAATTGGTTCGAGAATGAATTCTATGTGAAGGTTCAAATGGCTGGATAATTTGGTTCTATCCCTTATATTTTGTAGTACTTCGGTAATATAACTTTTCAAACTTATCTAACAATTCCTTATTAGCATAGATTAAATTACGAAGTCCGTCTTCTAATTCATGCATTTGCGGAACATGAGTATCAGCATAATCCGTAGGTATTACACTTATAACCCCTGAGTATATCGCTCTATCTAAGTATGTATTGAAATCAGGCATAAATGATGGCACGTACCAATCTGCTGCTTGAATGACTGCGGCGATAAGTTCGGGCATTCTTCTTTTAAGATATGGATTTACGGATCCTTCGTTAATCCCCATCACTTCTTTGATTCTATCAATGTCCTCCTGTAAATTCATATTAAATCAAACCTTTGTTTACCATCTCTTTAACCACAGTCAATTGTTCAGGACTTGGAGTATCCAACCATGAAATTGCAGTGTCGAAAACTTCACTCAACTCAGGTGTTAATAATTTTTTTTCTTGTAATATAATTTTAACTTCTATCAACTGTTCTTTCAACTTTCCGACTTGTTGTACAAGAACTTCGACACCTTGAGTTTTCATAAGTTTTGTTATGAAAATCCAAAAAGACCATTTGAATTCTCGTTTATCAAACAAAATTCTGTAGTTAATTATTCCTTTTTGTATTGCCCATCTTTGTATTGAATCGGGGGTCATTCGCAATAGGTTTTTAATCCCCTGCTTGACTCCTACCGATGCAATATTTCCTCCAACAGGATAAAGTCCAAATAATGCCGTTACTAAACCTAAAATAATGAATTCTGTTCTTTGAAGTCCTGATGTCATGGCAGCTCTTACAAAGTAGGATAAAGCATGAATTTCATCTATTACAAATGAAATAAGATTACCAAAACCTGGTACTACATCTATAGCCGCAGAAATAGCATCAACCATAAAATCTGCTCCCATGGGTTTTTTTGAATCGATTGCTCGCTTAGATTGACCGAAATTTTCAGGTGGTGCAAATTTTGGAGCAAGTGTCTTACCTTTCAATTCAAGAGACGTTTGCTCCATCACTTCTTTGATTCTATCTATATCTTCTTGTAAGTTCATTCCAAATCAAGTTTACTTATGAAGATTTGTTTTAGTGTCTGAAGTAGTTCTTTATCTTGAGTAATCGTCTTTAACAATATCTTCTCGATTTCTTCTAATTCTTCATGTGTCAAATCATAATTTTCAATGACATTTCTTATTGAATAAAATATTGTCCTATCCAAGAAATTCTTAAAATAATTCTCATCGAATTCTCTGTCACTTCTAACAAATATTTCGTTAGCGGTATCAACAACTGCATTAAGAAACTCAGGAAGTCTCCTTCTTAAATAAGGATTAAGAAAACCTTCATTAATCCCCATAACCTCCTTAATTCTATCTATGTCTTCTTGTAAATTCATTTGATTATATGTTGGAGATATAGTGATCGTAAATCTCATCGTATATCGAATGTTTCTTTACTAACTCCATTATCATTGGCTCTAACTCTTCACTTATTTTTAACTGTTCTTCGAATTCTCCACCTATTTCATCGGCAACGAAATCTCTTGTTGCTGAGAATATAACCCTTTCTAAAAAATCATCAAAGTTTTTGAATCTCCGTGGTGATAACCAGTCATATGAAGCTTCAATATAATCAAGTAAAGCATCCATTCTTCTTTTAACACGTATAATTTCCTTGGACTCATTGATTGATGAATCTTCACTTGAATAGTAATGATGTTTAATTTTTTTTAACAACCATTCATCATTTTGTAATATTCGAAGAGCAATTGGGAGTAACTCTTCCATTTCATCATTCTTGATAAGAATATTATTATAATCAAAAAACCCATCTATTGCATGCATTAAAACATACTGAAGATATTCTTCAAAACTATCCCCTTCTTCTACTTCTATCCACTCGAAAGAATGAAGGATGGTATCAATAAATTCCTTTTGTCTTCTCCTGAAGAACATATCACGGCTTTCGTTAATACCCATGACTTCCTTAATCCTATTTATGTCTTCATGCAAATTCATATAGATAAATATATGGGAAATAAAAAACCCCCACCTTTTGGGTGAGGGTCTTTATTAAATTACTCTAAGGAAATGTCCCAAGAGACCTGCAACTCCAATCATGATTGGAATCGAGGTTTTAGCCCCACCCATAAGTGATAGGTGCATTACTGCCGCCGCACTCATGAAGGACGCGATAAGGATTGCTCCAAAAATTGATAATCCAGGTACCAACAAAAGAACAACTCCAAGTAATTCTCCTGCACCTGTAAGAACTCTATACTTCTCTAACTTCATGTAAGCAAAATTACCTACCATTTCTTGTGTTCCGATTAGTTTTTCGATTGCACCTTTTCCTAAAAATAGTGCGGTCGCAACGGACAGTACCCATCCGATAATTGATAAAATTTCCATAGTGTGTTTTTTTATTTAACTTTAATAATTTATTCTGATAATGTCAAACAAATACGGAGGGAATATCCTCCCATGATGTTGTGTATTTTTGTGACATGAAATCCTGTTTCATCTCCCATTTCTTCTCCACGTTTATGGGTGGTTGAATCAATTGGATTGGTTCTGTGAATAACGATATCTGCTCCACCGATTCGGGCATAAGATTGTTGAATATAATTCCACACTTCTTGTATGTCCTTGTAGATCTGAACATCCTATTTAATTGAGGATAAACCTGAGACCATATCTCCTCCACATCTCGAGTTTGTTTTTGGAAAACTATTTGTTTGAATGAATAATGGTCATTACCCTTGTGTTTGTTTCCTGAAATAAAGATGGTTGCTTTGTTCGGAGATATTCCATTGTCCGTTAACTTCTTAACCCCGCTCGTAATGTAGGAATACATCGCCTCAGCAATTTGGTCAAACGAATCAATATCCTGTCCGAAAGATCTGGTGGATGCAATATTTCTCTTTAACTTTGGTACCTTTTGTATTGGGAAACAATACATACCTGTTAATTCCATCTTCGTCTTTAATCCATTCACGTTCATCATCTTCTTAATAATCATATCTGATTGCATGATGAACTGACCAACACTGTCGACTCCTATGGCTCTCAGCTTCTTTGACCACTTTCTTCCTATCCCCCAAACATCTGAGGCGGATATGGTATATAAGATATTTCTAAAGTTTGGTAAGGACCAGTAGGAGCATATCCCGTTATATTGGGATTGTCTCTTGGCGATATGTGAGGTGAGTTTTGCCAAGGTTTTGTTTGGGCCAATACCAATTGATACAGGAATCCCTGTTAACCTCTTCACCTCGTTCCTAATGAAGTGTAGTCGGTCTTCCAACTCCTCATCAGGAATGTTGGAGAAGTCCACGAAGGCTTCATCTATGGAATACACCTCCACTTCGGAAGCATACTTCTTGATTGTTGTCATCACTCTATCAGACATATCTCCATAAAGATTGTAGTTAGAAGAATACACACAGAACCTGTGTTCATCCATGAAATCTTTTTTCTGAAAGAACGGTTCTCCCATCTTTATCCCCAAATCTTTTGCTTCTTGAGAACGAGCAATCACACAACCATCGTTGTTGGAAAGCACAACTGTTGGTCTCCCGATTGAAACAGGATTGAATACCCTTTCACAAGAGACATAGAAATTGTTACAGTCAACTATACCAATTTTTTTATTCATTTTCTCCCAATGAAAAACAACACGATTAATCCGATAATTAGGTATCCCATAAAGTTTGGGATATTATTTATTCCCCAAACAACAATAAACCCAACAATTAATATATTGAGAAGTCTTAACATAATTTATAGTTTGTTTAATATCCAAGAAACTTTTCCCCACACATTGGATTGACCTTCGAATTTCCGTATCTTGAAACAAGATGTGTCGGCAAGTACTACTAAATCATCCTCCACAGGATCCACTGATTTGTCGATGACAAGAATGTTTCCATTCTTAACCCCAAGGGTATCAGGTCCCTTATATCTAAAATAAAATGTGGTATGAATGTTATTAACAATCAACTCATTCAGATCCAATCTTTTATCAACATATGATTCAGCAGGAGACGCAAACCCCGTGGTCCGAGATTTAATAAAAAGCATATCTTTATCTATGGTAGCCATAATTGAAAGATACGAAAAAATATTAAATAAAAAAACTTAGTTATTTCTTTTTCTTAACACAGTTTGGATATCTTTTACCAAACATAGTTTTCATTCCTTTCTGAGTATAACCTTTCCAACATCTTTCCGTTAGTTCACCTTCGAATAAATCTGTAGTATCCTCATCACAGTTACGAACAAATGCCGAACGCATCCGAGGTGAAATCTCGAAATAATTATTTACAGTAGTGTAAACTTCATCCATTATATCTCTCGCTAAGTCACGTGTAAGGTGATTATGACTGACTTTGAAAATAACTGAAACCCAATATCTTGGATAATTTACGTTTTCAGTGGAACCCTCGACTTCAATTTTACAAATGTCTTCAGGATATTTGGAAACTATAGTTCTATCAACAAGCCTCTGTATTAAACGAGTATAATCAACGTTTCGTTCTTCTCTTAAAATTCTTCGGATAAGATCTCTCATTGTGTATAAATACCTGAGAAATTAAAATAACTTTCGTAGAATCTTGAACTTAACCCTATCCATTTTAGTCATCCCATTTCGACTCCATAAGTCTTTGTCAATCAAACTCTCATATTTCCCATACAGATAGTTTCTTAAGAACAAGAAGTCCCAACGGTCAGTAACGAATCTCTTTACATTAGTTTTGTTTGGAAGTCTGAACGACCATGATAATAATGAACTCTTACGTAACTGTTTGGTAATACTGAAGAATGCAAAACCTCCAGCAGAATTCGATCCATCATATTTAGCCGAAAACAACACAAACTTGAAATTAACTCTGTGTAACTTCCAAGAAACTTTTTCTAATAATTCATTAACTTTCATACAATTCTATTTACTGATTAAAAATAACAATAATCCTTGAAATAATAAAGTCAGGAAATCAGGTCAATTTGTATTTATCAGTATGAGCTACTTAGTCGCAAACATCCCCCCAATAGAAGTTTTAATAGATAAAAAATTCTTGTACGATTTTCAAAAAGATGAAACGGGAAAATACTTAGGTGATGGTGAGTGGGAAAAAGGACATTGGGTTAGTGTAAAATCTATTCCCAACCGAGCACTATTGTTTGAGACTTATGTAGACAAATTTGGTGCGGTATATGATAAATTACCAATACACGCTTTTCGATGGAGAGAACCTCAACCAACAGATAAAGTGTTCCCATTAGACTTTTTACAACTTTGGGATTGCTTATCATATAACGTGTCAGTGATTGAAAAACGAGTCTTGAGAGGTGTTAAGACTTTCACCACGATGAAAGACCAAAGTATTGTTGAGGGTGAGTATTTGTTCACAATTGATACCGCCCATTCAGATCCTAATGAAATCGACTGTGGATGGAGTGAAACTCCCAATGAACATAAGTGTTACAACATATCGAAGTTGGAAAATGGACAGATATGTGCACAACCTAATAACAGAACGAGATGGTATCAACCGAGTAGAACTTCGGATATAACACAAATTCCCTACTTCAGATATTCGACAAAAATTTGGAAATCAGAGGATTATAGTAAATGGCGTCCTTCAGATGAAAATTGGGATTACACTCCCTAAAAATAATTAAATCTCACCAATCAAAACCATCGGAGTCATTCCTAATGCCGCCGCAGTTGATAACCTTGTATTCCCTGCAACCAAATAATATCTGTCACCAAATTTGAGTATCATTGGTCTATGATAATCTCCACCCAATAGTGATTTTGCTAATTTCGTGGGATTGGTTTTGTTAAATTCTTTAGCAATTTTCCTCACCTTATCCATTTCTCCCACCTTAATTTGATTAGAGTGTGTATTTTCTAATTTACTCCAAACTTCGAAAGGAATTTCAATTTCAACACCATTTCTGAATGCATCTACAACATCATCGACTGATGTTTCGATTCCCTTTCTTGATAAATCCTCCACCGTTCTTTCAATTTCCTCTATCTCATCATCAATAGGATCTTTTTTTCTACGAAAAGAAACGACTTTTTTCTTACCTTTTTTTTCTTCATAAAGGGTGTCTTTGAAATCAGGATTTTGTTTGTCAAACTTCTTGATAAAAATACCTGAGAGAACATTACTCATATTCTCCTCAGGTCCTCCAATGTCTTGTATCTTTTGCTTGTCGTTCAATCCCATCTTTTGATACTGATATTCATGAACCCATTCATGAGATATTGTCCTCAAGATGTCAATTAACATTCTACCTTTAGCCAGGATAAACATTTTACTACCTGGCATTCTTACACCTGTTGTACCTGTAGTGGATTGATTGCTAGTAAGGTTAACCTCCACATCTGAAGATAGTGGGAGTTGGCTTTGTAGGAATTTAATAAATGAAGAAATAACCTCTAATTGTTCCTGATTAACTTCTGACTTTGGACTTTTGATACAAACTTTCATCAGGTATAAATATTATGAAATACGGTTATTTTATTGCGATGTCTCTGTTCGTCTTTTACTTTCAATTTTTTTACACTTGTCTGCGACGACTTTTACCAACTCTCCCATTGGATTATTCGCTAAAAAAAACCTCATTCTTGTGTCCGATTCTAATTTTCTTACTTTCATGTTCTGTTATTATTTACTAATTAATAAATAGTTGGATTTCACCAAATATTATTTGGTGTGAGATGTTTTGTCAATTGCTTTGATACACTTTCTCATCGCTTCAAACTGACCCCAAGAAAGTTGTATTTGTCGTTCCCCCTGAGAATCAAAAATGTGAATATCATATCCTTCACCATTCGACCATTCAGTTACCTCAAGGAAATGACCCTTGTCTTTATTATCAAAGTCCATAGAACCAATACAATAGTCTTTTAGTTCCACGAATGTAGATTTTCTATTTGTTACTTTTATTTCTTTTTTCATATTTGGTTGGTGTCATAAGATTTAGGTGATGGTAATCCACTATATTCACAATAGAGTTCATCTCGTTTCTTTTGTAAGTCATCTTTTATTTTTTCAGGGAAATAAATACCGTCAGACTCCATGTCAGCCATGGTTCTATCGATTGTTTTTATTAGAGACTTTTTATCATTTTTTGATAAAGACACATCTTCGAATAAAGACTCCAAAAGATAATATATAGCGTCACGACCAAACTTCGATCCTTTTGGATCGTATTTGTATTCTTCTTTCTCCATCTTGGAGAATTCTTTGATAGAGGTAACAATGAATACCACAAAGGCAATCATTACAACCACAGACAAAATTACAATTTCAATGTTTTCCATTTCTTTTCTTAAGGTTAAAAATCATTACAAATCCTAAAATAGTGGGACACCACAAGCCAATGAAGATGGCCTTGAGTGGCTCATCCAAGAAAACGAAGTAATATTCTGATATTCCAATCAGTGCAATTACAAGTAGAAGCAATACTACTTCTGAGATTTTGAAGTTTTTCATGTTTTTATATTTGAATTCAAAAATAAGAAAAAAACTTCAGATTACAAAATGAGTTTGACTTATGTATTTTTTTTTCTCAGGGAATAAGCAACTGAAAGAGCTCCGAGAAACATAGAAATATGAACAGGAAACATGGGAAATCCTTGTAGTTCATGTAACATCCAAAAAATATTCATTGAGACCCAACTTGAAAGTATTAGATTTGTATCTCGTCGATCTTTCTCCGTAATCAATAAAAAAACTGTAAAAAAAATGGTTGGAAACACCATCAGGGTCGCCAACCATTTGAATTTTAAACACCAAAATAAATCTTTAATTAACCAACAAGTGAAATGGGATTTTTGTAAAGACCAACCTGACAAAAGGTTTCTTATTCCCATACCCCTTCGGAAAATATCACAGGTTTATTGTTTCTGTCAATCATAATCCATTCCGCTTTTACTAATCCGAATGGTTTAAAACATTCCATCACTTGTTCTAAAGTGAAAGACTTACATGAATAGATGTCAAATTGCATCATGGGTAATTCCAAATTGTCCCAAATGTGAATCGAAGCATGTGAGGTTGCCAAAGTCACAGTTCCTGTCAATCCCTCATTACCTGGATCCGAGACATAAACACTTGTGGGTCCAGCAACTACTTTCATCCCCACTCTTTCAACTAAATTTATAAACCAATGATTTAATTCCTCTTCTTTTTTCGGAGGATTAGTTATCCAACCTCTAATTAATAGATGTTGGTGATAGGGAGTAAATTTTTCCATCAATAGTATATGTAATTTTTACATATATATCATGATTTTATGAAAAATTAATCAATCACAATTATCAGGATGAGGACAAGCTTGGCCAGCTCCCTCAATGTATCCATATCGAAGATGAATATTAGTACTTTTTAGGTATGGAGTTTTCTTTCCACACACAACACAAGTATCATAGTCATCAGAACGATTTATAGAGGTCACCAGTCCATCTTCATTGATTGTGAGACCAACGTGTTCATCATCAAATTGAGGACCTTCTAAGTCCCTCTTTGCTTGCCAATATTTGTTGTTGACTAATTTACCCAACTCAAAATAATTTGGAGTTTCTAAAATTTCTTTTTCGGTTACAATGATTTGAAATGACATAATATGTTTTTTATATTCAAAACATAATTAGTCAAAAAGAAAAAATAAATGTATTTATCAATATGGTTAACATAAAAACATTGTCTGAAAAATTAAAATATTTGATTGGTGAAGAATCGAATCGACAATTCGAAATATTGGATTTGGATGTGGATTTTTATGACGGAAACAGTGGTTATCAATTATTTGTTAAGTTTGATTACTTTGGGGTAATTGATTCCCAGATGCCAGGTTTTGCCAGAGATATCTCTATAATGATAGAAAAAATAGAAAACATTATATCCAAAGTTACAATCACACCTGAAAGAAGATTAACTTTGTCTCAGAAAGTTGAGGTGGAATCTTTTATCGATAAAATTGATTATAAGTTTGAAGATACACATATTTTTACTATTTCTTTTTTAGTTCATTACCTTGACAAAGATTAAATTATGGACGAAAAAATAAAAAAAACTGCCACCAAACTTCAAGGTTTAGTAAAACATTACGATGACCCTGGTGAAGTTTATTACGATGTTAGAAAGATCGCCGAAACTCAAAGTGATTACTTCTATTACTTAGGTCCTGACAATATAATCAAATTGACATTATACATCTATTCACTCAAGAAAACTGGAGATTTGAAATTAGGTGAAAAAATGATCAACAACTTATCTTTTGTGCAACTTTTGACAACAGAAAATAAATCAACAATAAAGGAGTGCGAATCGTGTGACGGAATGGGTACAACCCCATGTAAAGTATGTGAAGGTGCTGGTATGATAGAATGCCCAAAGTGTGAAGGTAGTGGTGAATTATCTCATGATTTTGTCGAAGATTATTTCGAAGAATGTAATGAATGTAAAGGTAGAGGAGATATAGTTTGCCCTTCATGTAGGAGGGAGGGAGAAACAGTTTGTGAAACATGTGGAGGAGAAGGAGAGATAGAAAGTGAAGATGAAGTGTCCTATGAGATTTATTTCATCGCTACTTGGAACAAACAGATTCAAGATCTTTGTGAATTACGCGCTGAGACATTAGAACCCGTAATGTCTTTGATACAATTTCTCAGATCAAGCAACGATTATTTACAGTTGACTAGATGGGACGGATCAGCCGAACTTAATATAGATAAAGACCAAATGTACTGTCTTGATTACTCTAACGAACCTGAAATGCACCTACAAAAAAACATGCTCATCAGACCACGAAATAGATACATACGAGATTTAGATTACTTAAAATAGAAAAAGGAGACCGAAGTCTCCTTTATAGGGCTGTACAGGTTTTGTACAACTTCCACCACCAAGTTTTATCGGACTTGGAAACCGTTGTTTCTGAAAATAGAGTTAGCCAATTCCTCTAACTTTTCAGCTCTCATAAAACCGATGACATCATCACCAAGTTCAGGAAAGAAATAACGTGTAAGAAAATTTCTATCTTTTGTATCAAAGATTGCAACTTCGAAAGTCTTATCGAAATCTCCATACAATCCTTTTCTACCACCGACAATCGACAGTTCATATTTGTTGTTGAATATATTTGTCATTCTACCCCCATCACCAATCGGATGAGGTTTTGACCAGCTTTGAATATCTTTGATAGTTATCATTTTGTTACTTCCGCCTCGATTTTAGATTTGTTAATAAGATGCTCCGCTAACGTATAAGTATCCACATTTGTGGTGATAATAGATTCAACTAAATGTTTGAATGGTATGTGAACAAAGAAATCCACACCATTGAAGAAAGTTAAATCATTCTTCAATTCAATACTTCCCTGAATCATCTTAAGAAAAAGTTTGAATTGAGTACCGTTCACAAATGTCTCATTCAAAAGAGTTCCGAACTTTTCGTGTTGAATCTTGATGTTGTGGGAGGTCATGTTCATATCTTCGTCGTTTGTTTTACAAATATAGTAAACTCCCACAATAATAAAAAAAAATCCCCCACTTTTTTTTAGTAGGGGTGAGAGAAAAAAAAAGTCCCACAAACTCCTTCTCTCTCGAACTCTCATTTGTGGGACAAATGTTTCACGAATGTAACAATTCTCTTTTTCAAAATCGAATTGTAGTGAAACTTTTTGTGGGGGTGTTGAATCTCTCGATTCAGTTATATAAATATAGACAACATTTATAAAAAATCAACTGACAGAAAAATATTTTTTTAATATTGTCCGCAAATTCGACTCCAACCCCAATTTTTTTGTTTCTTCGAGAGTGAAATATCCACATTTACTGTGCTCGTGTCCATCTGATGCCGCATCTAAATCAGGTAGTATTTCATCACCTAATTCAGATATAAACACATAAATAAAGTCATTGTTGGACTCATCATTGTCGATTGTAGGAATTGTTCCAATGAAATCTATATCATTCTCTGATAATTCAAAGTCAGTCTCCTCATATAATTCACGAACCGCAGCTTCTCTTGGAGTTTCTCCCCTCTCAATTTTACCTGTGGGAATGAACCATTGATTTGCATGAGATTGGTTTTCATTACGTTTACATAATAAAAACTTATCTCTGTATTTTAGTATTACACCTGAGTACATTTTAACTTAATTTGTATTTATAATTATGGATGTTTCAATAAATAATCACAGATTCGAAGTTATTACTCTTTTGGACCCACGTTCCCAACAAATTGGAATGATGGGTAAAAGATTTTCCCATATCAAACAAGGTATGTTATTTTTGATGGGAGGTAAAGAACAATGTTTTTGGATGAAAAACTGTATTGTACCTTTAGACATTATTATAATAAAAAATAATGTCATTGTCAACATCCATCATGATTGTCCTCCTTGTCTTCAAGAGGATTGTCCAACTTATTGTGGTAACGGTAATATTGTATTGGAATTACGTGGTGGAGCTTGTCAAAAGTTGGATATCAAACCTGGAGACACAGTTAATTATCTGCTTTAGATTGTTCAATTTTTTCTTTTAAAACTTTTTGAAATTGATTTGCAATCATCTTCGTGAACTTAACCGATGGACTATCTTCCGATTCAGGGTTGTATCTGTAGTTACCTTGAGGTGGTCTTGTACTTCTTCCTAAGTAGTTTAATCCTGATATGTTTGTGATACACTTATGTCCACCAGAGTTTGATTGAATCAAGTCCCAAGCATTAACACCTATTTTATCCAAAATTTTCATTTCATCTTCAGTCAAACTATTGAAAGGTTTTTCCATCAAAGATTGGATTTTATCCATAACTTTTTCACCACCATCTATGACCGTTATTTTGTCTCCATACAATGCTTTAAAATCTTTGAAGGTAAATCCAATACTTTCAGGACCGACACTTGTTTCACTTACCCACTTTATCGTTGATAATGGAACAGTTTTTTGTTTTAACTGTTCTTCCCATTTTCCGAGTACTTCTTGAGCAATTTCACCCAAATTCACACCTTTGAGTTGTCTGTCAAGTTTGAATGGATTACATGATGCTTGAACCAAACCCATCGGCCATACCATAATTAAAAAATCAGCCTCAGGATTGTTCTTATATGGAGTATATCTATCGTAAGAACCTGGCTTGAACATGCTTCCTCCACCATATTGGAAAATAATATTATCCGTTACAGTCGGAAATGATTTCATCTTCTCTGTATAATCTTCAGCATTTTTCTGAAGTTCTTCAGCTGAAGGTGCTCCAACCGACTTCATCCAAGATTTAATATTATTCAAGATAGACATCAGAGATGGTTGTGAATCCATAACTAACATCTCTAAGAAACCAGGTTTGTTCTTAAAGGCTAATAATAGTTTATTAATTACTAATCCCAATAACATCTTATTACCTTGAAGAGAAGTTTCTCTATCTAATCGGAACAAATAATTTACCACATCCTCTGGACTTAAGTTTTGTCTTGCAAAATCTGCTGAGTCAACTGTGTTAATTAACAATATATCAGATGATGGGAATAGGTCTCTTGGTGAAACGACCTGTGAAATAGTTGCAACATTAGACCGAGATTGTCGAAATGACGTAGATTTTGTATCTTCAGCACCCGCTTGTCTATCATGATGATCCGTATGAATAACAAACATTGGTTTACCATGCGCAAAGTCAACAAGTACGGGCATTGTATCTCCCATTGCGTCATTCTTTTTTACCGCAAATTCTTTGTCACCATATTGAATTACATGGGCATCGACAACATCGATACCGTTATCCTCAAGGTATTTTTTCATTGCAATTGCGGTGGTTACACCATCTAAATCCTGATGGAAGTAGATTTCAGCTTTTGGATATCTTTTACTTAATCCTTTTATATCCCTAATACCACCCTCTTTTATTATTTTTTTCATTGAAACTGTTTTTTAACCCACTCGAGAAAATTTCCCCAATAATCTTCGTGTACACCATATTCGTTGGCAACTATGTTTTTCAACATAATTTTGTCTTTCTCAGGCATTTTCGCGTAAGTTTTGTCTCCAAATTGACCATCTGTAGGATATACTCCAATCATTTCTTGATATTTAGCAATCGCTTTCTCAGTCTCTGAATTTCGTCCAGTTCTACCATCCACTACTAAACCAGCATTCATTCTTTTATTCAGAAAAGCCTGAATTCTATAAATGTGCTCTCGGTGATACATTTGTTCGTTAATCACTCTTTTAACTACTCTTGTCAAGTCGGACTCCGTCAATTTAATTATTTTTGCCATGATTAGTACTTAAGGGTTAATAAGTATTTTGATTTGTTTATCGTAGCCAACATTTCATCACGGATGTTCAACAAATCAGTATCATATCTTGTATCCAATCGATCCGAAAAACTAACCAAAAATTCTGTGATTCCATCCAAAAAATTCTGCATGCTAATTGAAGATATATCTTGGAACATTAACGCAAACTCAGGGTCAAACTTGGGTCTACCATACTTTCCCATCATTACTTCTGTAAATTCATCGATTAAGTCACCGAGTCCATCATATATTTCTCCGTAAGTTCTGTGTTTTGCATCTCCATATGTCTGCCAATGCAAAAACTTCCATTGAAGTTGCATTTGTACCAATTTTTTTATTAGTTCTTCTTTCATGATAATAAATACCTCATAAACAAAAAAAAGGTCTTTCGGGACCTTTTAAGTTTGAGTTTGTGTAAAATCAAATTCTCCTTGTTTTTTACTGTTCACAAAAAACTGAACCCTTTTTCTAACCACTTCACAATAGTTGGGGCTCAATTCAATTCCAATCCATCTACGGCCAAGAATTTCCGCACTAACCAACGAAGTTCCCGAACCAGCAAAAGGGTCTAAAACTACATCATTCTTATATGTAAGAATTTTTATTGCTTTCGAAGGAATATCCATCGAGAATGTTGCCTTTGTTTGTTGTTTTGTGTCGGCAAAGTATTCCCATTGACCATAAACCAAACTCATAAATTCTTTCTTATCTTCTTCTTTGTATATGGTTTTCCTCTTCGAAGAACCATCTTCTTGTTCAATGTCAATTACTTCGGATTCCCATTGTGGGTCCCCTTTCAATTTCTTAATTCTATCTTTTTTGTAAGCAAGAATCACACATTCTTTCGGATTATAAATGTACGGACTTGAGGGAGACATCCAAGAACCCCAAGCGGTAGTTTTACTTCTATGAGGAGAATTCTCATCCAAGTCCACAAGACCATAAAACTTAAATCCAACTTTTTTCATGATGGACCAAAACTCCGCCATAAATAAAACTCTACCTCCACGATCTTGAACATTGACTTCATAAGGGATGTTAATCGCAATCCTACCATCATCTTTAAGAACTCTGAACGCCTGAGTCAACCAATCATCCGTGAACCTCCAATAAGAGTTCATAGATTGATTATCATCGTGAACGTCGTAATCTATCCCCACGTTGTATGGGGGTGAGGTAACAATTAAATCAATTATTGACTCAGGTAATTTACCCATCTCAACAACACAATCACCATTTATAATCCTATTTGTTTCGAACATATTTTTTATTTTATAATAACAACATCACCTTCCCAAATTACCTCATTTGCAAAACAACTAACATGATGTTTATCAACTTTAGTTGCTCTTACACTATCCCAAACTTCATCGCGAGTTGTATGAACAGGTACTTCAAAAATAACATTTGAACAAAGGTGTTCTATACCATCAACAATTATTCTCCAATAATGGTAATCGTCTTCGCATTGGGTATTCCACCTTACTTTTACATCAATCATAATTTACCTTCCTTTCTCATTTGTTCTCTGATTTTTGTGGCAGAGATATCCGAAACTTCTTGAGGTGGAATGTGTTCAATAATGTCATAACCGACTCCTCTACCAAAATTAATAGATTCTATATTAGGGATAATAATAACTTTAACTCTACCCTCCATAATTAAGTCTATAAGTTCTCCAGTGATTCTATTCTCAACCTCTTGTGAAGTATAAGGATTTTTATCGTCAGGTTCAATGTCTCTAATACAAATTAGAACATTTTTACCTTCGTCTAATATTTCATTCACAATCCACCTATGTCCAGCATGAAAGGGTTGAAATCTTCCCACAAACATGGAATATTGTTTACCTCCCGTATTTTTTAATTTTGGATCTCCCTCGACGTGTACCTTTTTCATTTTTGTTTTTGATTTGTTTTTATGAACTCCAAAATAATATTTACAGAATCCTCAATTGAGACCTTGGTTGTATCAATATCAATGAAATTCTCAGTTGGTTGTTGATATTCTTTAACGAAATAATCTTCTCTACCTCTAACTTCGGTGGTGTGTACATAAACTTCGATAAGTTTATCTCCCATCTTTGATTTGAACCTATCTCTTTGGTCTTTATATGGAGACACCAAAGAAACAAATACGTGTTTACCTTTATTATGAAGATATTCTGAGATTTGTTGAGCAAGTTCAATATTCTTTCTCCGTCCAACTTCGGAGTAATCCTTATTATCAAATAAATCCCTCAAATCATCACCATCAATGTGAAATACATCTGACCCCATGTTCAACATTATTTGTTTACATAGAGTTGTCTTACCCGATCCAGGTTGTCCCGTTAACCAAACTATCATTTTTCTAAATTTTTGATTTTTCTATCTAAATAAAATGCGGCTTTCTTCAAGTCTTCAAGTTCTTTTGTTTGGTCTTTTTTACCAGCCCTTGCAACGTATTTAACAACGTTGAATAGATACGCATCTTTATCTAAATCCCACGCCTCACATACTTTGATAACCTCATAGGTATTGTCCTCACCCCCATAATGATTAGGGTGATTTACCATTTCTTTATTCATTGTTTTTACCCCACTTTTTTCCAATGTATTCATTGTATCTATCATATTTTCTTGGACTGTATAGAATCCAAACAAAATAGATATCAATGAACCATTCTATTTTTTTTAGAATTTTTTTAATTTTTTCCAAAATATTGTTCGATGGTTTCAAGTCTTTCATCAGCATCTGCCAACATACGGAGAGCTTCTTCAGCATTCTCATAAAAGTCTTTGGTTGAATGGTCACCGATACCTACACCTGTATTACCTAACAAGTCCAGGGTTAATAGTGCTTTAGCCTTATCCGCCTCTGCTGAGGTCTTTAACATTTTGATTAGATTTTTATTCATAACTTTCATTTTGATTAATTAAATTTAATATTTGTTCATCGGTTTTTCCTTGAACGTGCATGTTGAAAATAAGAGAACAGGTATCATTCTCGAAATACAACATATCACTTTTCCCGTAATATTCTTTCAATCTCCTTTCTTTGAGGGCTGTGACACATTGGTCAAGTTTTACCCATCTCTTGTTAACGCTCATTTTGAAAATATAATAAAGTTAGTTCTGAGAGTCAAAGTTATTAATTTTTTCGAAATTAACAACTTGAAAAATATAAGACATAACTTTTCTTTTGATAATAGGTACCATCGTTTCCTCGAATGGAAAATTCTGTGAACATTTGATTTCGAATATGGGTAGATTTTTATAAAATTCTGTTTGATTCCATTTTGAATTCGAATCAATAATTTCAGTGAGTGTTCGTTCATCCATCCCACCTTCAGATATCAAACTCAAATGTGTCCTGTTTGTAGACTTATCTTTTTTGTCAGCCTTAATTTCATACTCCCACACGTACATTTTTTCTTCTGACTTTCGATAGAAAAAAATATATCCTGAGCCTGAAACTAAATTGTTTTTGTTTTTTCTCAAATACAAATCAATAGATTCGAATGCAATATTCCATATTGATTTGGCGATGTTGAAAGCATCAAATAGTTTTGGGCCTGAAAACTTCAGAGTTTTATCTAATTCATTTTCTTCTTGTTCGGTTAATTGTCTTGGTTTCTTTGGGGTCAATTCTTTAACAAGAATTTCATCATCAGGTGATTCGAATTTTTTGTTGGTTAACAAAAGTGTATTCTCCTTTGAGATTGACTGAATATTTGCAAGATGTAATGACAATTCCACAAAATTTGGGTATAACTCAAACTTATCAAAACTTTCGTCACATTTCTGTAGATAGTCCAACAAAGTGTATTTGTTGTACTCAAAATCCAATGGTTCTTTGAACATCCATTCTGGATTCAATTTGAATGATATCTTTTTCTTTCTACCCATAGGGAAATTATAATAGTTATTAACTATTAATCAATTCTCATTATATAAAATAAGTCTCTGTCATCATAAACGTCGTGAGCTTCTCCATCGTAGGTAGCAAGGTAATGTCCGTAACCGTCCATGTCTATCGCTTCCTGTATCAGACTATCAATATCTATAAATGACTCATAGTGCAAATCTAAATTCTCTATAAACTCCCAAGGATCGGCTTTGGCTTCTCGTAATTTAGTTTCAATCATATCATCGATTAATTCATCGGGGAATTCTCCTTGAGGATCAGATCTTATTTCCAAAATTTCTAAAGTATATTCGTCAATTAATTCTTCAAACTCAGATATTTTAGACGCATAAAAATCTTCATTCCCTTTCTCCATAAAGTTTTGAAGTTGTTTTACACCATTTTCTAATCTTTTTTGTTTGTTTGTCAAGATTTCAACTTGTTCTTTTTGTCTAAATGACAACATCCTATCTGCATCATCGAAATACCCTTCAGCGTAATTATAAACATCATCAGTATAATAATCTTGGGCGTATTCCATGACTCTTTTAATGTCCAAGTGACTTTTAACGAAATCTTTATTGAAGACCGATACCCCTTCAGAATCTATCATATCTTTGATATATTCTACAGCAGATGCATGTGTGTCATATTCACTACCAATTGCATATTCAGAACCTTCGACACTGAATCTATCTAAATCGTAGTAATCTCCAACGAAGATGATATCTTCCAATGTTGCATCCTCAGATAAATCTCCATTATCTTTCAACCAACTCAAAAGAAGTTTAGCTCTCAATTTTAGTGAGGGGTTATTTTCCATGTATAATTTGGTTCTATCTTCATCAGATTCATTTTGTAGTGAAAAATTCATCAGTTTTTATTTAATAAATATCTTTATGCAATATAATTAAAGTAAGGAACTATTTATAGACATAAACAAATTAAATTATCATCACTATGGGATGCGGATGCAAAAACAATAATCAAGCACAGCCTCAAGCTCAACAACAAGCTACAACTCAATTAGCGAAAGAACAACAAAATGAGAGTGTTAAGGCGGCTATCAAAAAAACTGTAGAGAAGTACTACAACGTAAACAAAACTTCTAACTAAGTTTTAATGTAGGGATTTATAAAAGGGACAATTATTTGTCCCTTTTTTGTATTTATTAATATGAATTTTCAAAAGATAATTGACGACTTCAATGATGGTGAGTTTGACGCCGAACTTTTTTTCGGTGATTGGAACACATTTTTTACCATTTTGGACAAAAGAGGTTTTATTAACCAAATTGATATCGAGAATACAGAGGTACAAAACGCATTGTTGATTTGGCTTCATGGTAGAGACCGTAAAAGGTTCCTCGAATTTGTTGAAGATAAATTGTCAGATATTATCGTTGATGAAAATGGTGTAGTTTATTTGGATTTGGATGACAGGTCTGAGTTATCAAATTTTTTCTGTGAAAGTTCCCGTAATGGACTTTCGAAAGGATATGTTGAAGATGTTCTATCTGGAGAAAATGACCTTTACCTTTACGACCGCACGACTAATAGTGTCTATCGGGATGTAATCTACGGACTGAATCCAAAAAATATGGAATACTTAAGAAAACGTGTCTTCGAAATCCTTAAGGACCAAAAAATAGAAACTGAGACTATCCAATTAGAAGATATTGCTAAAGAACAAGGTCATCCCGAATACGTGACAGTTGATAATCCTACAACAGCACAGACTATCATAGACGATGAAGAGTCAATGAATTACCTTTTGGAAACTCATCTTGAAGAGTTGAATGACCAATTAATGTCCATTCACAATGATGCTTATAACCAAGCATATGAAAGTGAACTTTATAAAAGCATTTTCAATGAATTACAAGAGTATATAAACGGTAATGGTGAATATTATTCAAAACCTCACCGTTTCAAAAAAGATACAATGACTCAACGATTTAGAGTTCCTGTTGCATCAAACTTTGACGAAGTAATTTTAGACTATTTAATTTCGAACAAAAATCGAGGATCTCGTGGATTATTAGAATATTGGGGTGAGTACATACCATTGGTTCAAGATGAACAAGATTGTTTGAAAGTATATCCACCAGATTATCCTGACTTTAGAGAGGTCGAGAATAATATTAATGAAATTTTCACAGATTACCTGTAATTATTCTATTCTTTTTGCAAGTAAAATTTATTATCATTCAACAAATCAATGAATTAAATGATACTTAAGAAGACCAATAGTAGGGTTTACACAATAAATTTATTTTCGGATTATCTGTTAACAAAAATCCCTCACTCAGAGGAATCAATTTTCTCAGTAGCAGATTGTAAAAATTTCATTATCATAAAAGGGAAGACTTCATACAAAGAAATTTTAGACATTAGCTCAATAACGAAAGAGTTTAATGAAAAGTATGAACCTGAAACACCAATCTCCCATACTATAGATTTGATTGAATATGATTGTAAGTTATCCAAAATAAAAAATTTGGAGTTTATTTTACATCGTTCGGATAACTGTTCCTACCATAAAACCCAAATTGAAAAATTTTTATCGAGCGAATCCTCATTCGATTTCAGTTGTTACCCATCGGAGTTGTCTGATGAAGAGTTGATTATTACCTCCGAATTCCCTCATGGTTATTCATTGAACCAAGGAAGACTTATTTACTTTTACGGAAAACACATTTTTTATAATATTCCGACTAACTATACAAATTCATCCATGATTTTCAATCTATCTTTGGACAAAGATGATGAAAATGATAATATTATCTCAATATTCAATATCGATAAAAACTCTGAAGATGAAACCTTAAAATCGGCAATATTAGATGTGTTCGATTTTGATATGTCTTGGTTATCATCTGAAATGAAAAAAGTGGATTGGAGTATTGAACTCACAAATCCACTTGAGGAATATTCTTTTATTAAAAAGAAAAATAAGGACTTTATTATTTTCTAAATAATCCCGACATTTTTTCGGTGTTCGTTGATTATTTGAAGTGCTTCGGTCAACTCGTTATAATTTTTTTCAGGTGTGTAAAGAAAGGATTTGTAATCCTTCCCACTACCTTCAATAATCAATAATGCTGGAATCATATCATTATCAGTTATTTCACTGAAAATGTCGTACTCATCTTTGTACTCGTCGATATCTCTATCAAAAAATTCAACTCCTTCTTCCTTCAACATTTTTTTGAAGTCAACACAAAAAGGACATCCTTTCATAGTATAGACAATTACATTCAGATCCTTCATGATTATTAATCTAACAATTTAAGAAGTTGATCAGGTGACATAACTCCTGGTTTTGAAAAAGTTTCCTCACCATTTTCGAATATTTTAATCGTCGGAACTCCCCTCACATTCCATTCTTTCATAAGGTCCATGTCTTGTTCAATGTCAAATTTATAGACCCCGTATTTCGGTGTTCCTTTTTGCATCAAAGTTTCATTAACTTTTTCAAGGTTCCCCAACATTATTTTGCACGGTCCACACCAAGTTGCAAATAGGTCAAGGACGAAGTTTTCCTTGTTGTTAATCTTTTGTTTTAGTTCTTCACTTGTTAGTTGTTTTGTCATTGTTAAATTGTTTTAATAGTTGTTGTATAAAAATTGTTAGTTCGCTGTGTTGACTTTGATTGTAATACACAATTAAATTCGATTCAACTTCACCTAACAATAAATATAAATAAAATCCCTGTTTTGTTTTATAAATTTTTTTATTGAATTTAGGTTTTACATTAATGATACCTGTAGATGCCTCACTCCAAAGGACTTCTAAACTTCTATTATCGATGAATTTATAAATAGAATGGTCAGGAAAATCCAATCTTAAACTCGAAAAAACTCCTGAAATTTTTTCATTGTTCTTAATCAATTTTGGTTTGTTTATCTTATCCATTCGTGAGTCGTTTGTGTCGAGTTATCAATTTTATACGTCCATTGAATTAGACCATCGTCATCCCAATATGAATCAGACTCAAAGAATGTCCCATTATAACACTTCTTTGTTATTTTTACGGTTTCGAATCTATCATCATTCACGTAATATAACATTTTCAAATCCAATTTCAATAGCCAGTGTGTCCATTCATCAGATAATTTTCCATTGTACTTACCCAAACTTTGCACCCTTTGACATTTAACCTTATTATCCTCTCGGTATAATTGATATTCAATAGTCGCCCTTTCCTCAGAATCTCTACCACCTTTTCTGAGTGAAATAATCAAGTTCGATGATTTACCAATATAAGTTTTTACACAATTAGATTGTACAGAACTTTCTGAGTTATATGATGTTGAATCATCCAATAAAACTGGATAGTAGTCCCCGAATGGTTCTTCCAAATATTCATAAGAATATATAGGATAAATCCTTTCGTAGTGACCTTTTTTATAGAACGATAATTTATCTGACCAGTCCAAATGTTCATTTCTGAAAAATTGACTGTCCACTTCATCACTCATCCATTTCAAATCAGTCTCTCCATACAATTTCAATTGGGTGTATATTTCGATGTGATCGATAAAAGTAAAATGGTCTAACAAATCCTCGAAATACACTTTCTTAAATAAATTGAATACTCTTCGTAACTCATCTTTACCGATAACATTTACGAAGTCTGCGTGGATATCTCTGGGTACAACTTTATACTCGGAATTTAGAGTATGTAAAATAAAATCATCGTCCTGATTAATCCAATCATCACCAAATAACTTCCTTGCCACAGAATACAAATCCAAATTCAATTCTTTACAACTATGGAGAGCTTTCTTCAATTTCTTACCATTCAATCCATTATGAATCATGAAGGCATCGACTAATCGATTACCATTTTTTTTGAGTATTTTTCTAATTTTGGGCCCGACAAGTTGAGAGGAGTACAATCGGAAGTTGTTTGGATACTTGATTCCCTTTTTATCCAAATAAAACTTGAATAACCTTTTATCGAAATTAAAATTAAGTGAGTCCTCTCTCCCGTCAATTTCCTTCATAAACTTTGACAATGCATCATTTGCAACGCCTGAGCTATTATGTGTATAAGACCATCCCTTATCCCTGATGGTATACATTATAGAGGATATCGGCTCCCCCAAAAAATAGTTTTTGTGAAGTTTTTTTCTAACCTTTTTTTTATTCTGATAGTTGTGTAAAAGTCCTGAATATACATCACCTGTTTTAACGTTGACTGTTACATAGTCCACACTACGAACGATCTTGAACCATTTGTTCCCCATTTTCCTTTCCCTATACCCATTAAAGACCTTCATAGAGACCTTATCTCCATCTCGTTCGACCACAACCATCAAGTAAGATTTCAAGACCCTGGATAAAGGATTTCCGTAGTGTAAAATGAAGTCCTGTTCAACGTTGGAAACATAGTTTTCTAAAAAGACATCTGAGGTTTTAGATAAACTGACTTGGTCATAAGCAATTCTATAAAATTCTTTTTCCCAAACATCCTCAACTTCATCATCATCGAAAAAATATTTGTTTCTTGGATGAGGAAAAGAAATGGGAACGGTGTCGTGAAATACAACTGTGGTGTAGGATTCATAATTAACTTTGAAAATTTCTTCTTTCATATTTTAATTATAATAAAAAAAATGGGGGATATAAACCCCCCACTTAATTAACAATAAGACTCTGCCAACTCCCAAAGATTAGTATTAATCTTGTTGATGGATTGGAAGTTTTTCAATTCTTTCATCGAAGTGAATCTTCCTTTTTCGGATTGGTATCTCAAACCCCCTCGAACAAACTTCTCTTGAATTACGTTGAACGTAGTCCAAACTGAACTTCCTGAATCCTCATGTCTGATGGGACGAAGGAAGTCCTCAAATTTGATTTTGGGGATTGACCCACTTTGCCAACGGATTGAGGTGGCTTTGGTGACAAAGTCAACCACTTTTTCTTCATCCAAGAATGTGGACTCCATCTTACCTACAGACCTTTGGATTACTGGCAGTCTTTCCGCAAATTGGTCTGTGATTTGTCTCACTGTTCCCATGTCAAACTTCATGTGTTTAACAGAAATTTTATCCGAAAGGGATGTTGGTACTGTTAAACCATTGGAACAAACTAATCGATGAAGACCAGCACTTACTGAGAACGTACTCATTCCGTTGTGGGAATTTCTGATAATCGCCTCTACCAAAGAATCTCCTACTTGTGGAAATTCCACATTACGTAGTCTCAACTCATGTTGGTCGTAAATCCCTCTACCGTTTTGTTTGGCAGAGTATACTTTCCATCCTTCATTCTCAAAGTTTTCGAGAATATCCATTGTCGGTACAAAAGTGTACTTATTCGACATTTTTGGAGATGGAGAGGTGGTGAACACTGAAGGAGCGATTCTCTTGAGGTAGTCTGTCGTTATCATGTCTTATTGATTTAGAATTCAAAGATATGATAAGAAATTTAATTTGCCAAACTCAATTCAAAAAAAGATAACCAAATTTCGTTTTTTGAATAAAATTTTTCGAGAGTTCTTCAACTACCTGTTTATCAGGTTGATTAATTTTGGAGCAGACATCAATTAATTGAGATTGGGTTAGGCTCACATCCTCACCCTTCTCATAATTCTCAATCGCCACTTCTTTGATTTTTATATAGAAGTATTCTTCCTTTTCTTTGGGGACCAAATTCAATAAGTCAGTAGGATTTTCCCTGAAAAACTTAATGATGTTATTCATGTATATTTCAACATCAACCATATCGATTAAAATTAATTTGAGAAATATTAATCCTCAGTTTTGTCCATAAATTCCAAATCCCACATATTAGGACCTATTGGGTCACCTTTTTCGAGTATTTTCTTCGGTACTTGTACGTTATCACATCCTTTTAGATTCAAGAACATAAGATTTGGTAAGTCAGCAACACACTCAGGTATCGATCTCAATTCAGGATTTCGAGTAATCGCCAAGAAATTCAAATTTTTGAGTTCACATATTGACTCAGGAACTCTCGAGAATGTAATGTTATCCGTGAGAATATTTGTTAGATTTTTGAGTTTACCTATATCTTCAGGTAAATCCACATTAATAGGATCTTTACTGTCTCTATTTTGAATTAAAATTCTTTCCAAAGATTGAGGTAAACTTTCAACCAAATCTTCTAAACCATACAATGCTATAAACTTACCCACAGTTCCTGAAGTTAAACTTTCAATTTTCAATTCTGTACCACCGAGTATCATACCTTTTGCAAACTCAGGTTTGAAGAAAGCTTTTAATTCTTTCATAGGACCATTCAACAAGCCTACTAATTCTTGTTGTCTGTCGTCCTTGTCCATAAATTGACCAGATGGGAAATGGAATTGATATCTTTCTTTAGGAAGACCAGTCAAAGGGCTAACATCTTTATCATTAGGATTGAACACCACATATAAAGGACCATCTTTGATATATCTATCAAACCAGTTTGCTCCAGGAGCTGATGTACACCATCTTGTTTCCTGATTGTTTCCGCCATAAAAACACGCGGCTTCCTTACCTACAACTCCCTTGTCCTCAATTTGTATGACTCTCCAGTTCTCACCATCATAAACCATCTTCGCCCCTGGATGGACAGGTGCAGATTTTCTTTCAGCCTTTGTGGTTGTTGCTAGTGTTAAATCGAAATCCTTAACAGCATCATAAAGTTGATCTGGTGTCAACTTGTTGATGTCTCTCATTTCTTTAGGCAAACGTCCCTTGAATCTATCAAACTTTTTAAGGTCATCAGTGACCTTGTAAAGGTCTTCCATGAAAACATCCTTCGCTCGTTTGACATCTTTTTCATAAGTGTAGTCACCAGGGTTTGTCTCGGTTTTCGGTATCAAATAATGCTTTACTAACCATGGTACATAACTTCCAGCCTTGATTTTACTGAGTTCATCAGGAGTAGCAGTTTCGATGTCCACATTATTTAATCTAGTTGTTGGGTCAGCCATGACCAAATCAATAAACTCTTTCTTTGAAAGTTTAGGTCTTAACCTATTACCCTCTTTATCCGTACCAGGTTTGGTTAAAGCGTTCATCAAGACTTCGAATCTCGACTGTTCAACTATGATTGACTTTAATAACGAAGTGAATTTCATTTAATTTTAATTTATTAATAAATATATTGGTATGACAAAAATAATTAATAATTCAATATTAACAGCTCTTCTCCCATATTTTGTTTTGTACCTTTTTTTGCCGCTGCGGCTTTAGCGAATTCTTTTTTCTCCCACGTAAATTTGTTTTCAGGAAACCAATCGTGTAGTAATTCGAAATCATAGTATGACAAACTGAACTTACCTTTTATGTTATTCAACGAAATTGCTAATCTTTCGTGGTCATCCCTGTCAAAATCATGGTTACTATAATAGTTTTCAGTTTTCCAATAAGGTGGGTCAACATAAAAGTAAGTAGAAGGGGAATCATACTTCTCAATCACGGCTTGAAAGTCTAAATTCTCCACGTCAGTAATTTTAAGAAAATGGTCAACCCAATTTGGTTTACTCAGTTTGTCCCTGAACGCAAGATATTTCGATCGATACTTACCTTTCAAATCAATAAAATTAGAAGTTTCGGGTTTACTACCACTAAAAACTTGAGATAATACATAAACGTACTTTGCAGCAGTTAAATAATCACAGGTTCCAACTCTGAACCCTTCACCAAAAATTTCAGACTGAAAGGTGTTAAACTTTTCTTTGAGTTCGAATGAAGTATCACTTATCCCGACTTGTTGTACCTCTATCTCGTCCATCACCCGTTGAAGTTCTGATGGGTTCTGAACACACTGAAATAGATTATAATTTAATGGATTAAAGTCATTGTAAACGACTTTCTTAAGGTTTGAGTACTTCTCCAAGTCCATATTAAAAAAACACCAGAACATACCTGAAAATGGTTCTACATATGTTTCCATGTCTGTTGGATAAAATGGTACTATCCACTTACCTATTTTTGATTTACCTCCAATATAACTTATCATGACCCAATGATAATAAAAAAATCTAACAAAGGCAATTACTTATAACAATTTTTGTATGGTCGACAGGATGCTTTTTGTGTGAACCCCATTTCATCACACGGTGTTGATTGACAATAGGATTTACTATATTTACGAGGTTTTTTATATTTTCTTTGTTCCTTCTCGTCAAGGTACATATAAAGAATTCTACGAATTTGTTCACTTAACATACTTATAATTATGTCAGAATGTAAAAAATGTAATCAAAAACCAACAAGTAATACTCAATATCTCACAATTGCCGCTGGTTTCTATCTATTAGGTTCATCAATTTACGGAACCGTAAAAATAGTAGAATTGTTAATTGGATTAATTAAGTAGTTCTTTCAAACTTTACATTCAATTTCAAATACATATCACCACCGTTGTATCCCTTACCTCTCAACCTTAATGGTTTAGAAGTATCGAATATTTTTGGTGAGTCTATTCTCAACTCACCATCAGGATGAGGAATATTATATTTTTCCTTTTTCAAGTCTTCTAAATCCAAAAACAAATTATATATTAAATCATTGTTGAACTTTTCGAAACCATCTTTCGGTACAACCTCGATTTGAATTACCAAATCACCGTATTCACCATTTTTGAAATCCCCCGCTCTTTCAATTTTCAAATACTGTCCACTATCAACTCCTTTCGGTATCATGAACCTTAAATCCGCAGCAGTCTGTTTGGTCCCTCTACCATCACACCCATAACACTTGTGAACTAAAGTATACCCTCTTCCTCCACAAGTTGGACAAGCAGATCTAACTTGTTGAGTCATGAATCCAGTACCAAAAGATTTCATAAAGAATCCTTGCCCATTACAAGACACACACTTTTGTTGTTCTCCACCAGCACCACTACATATATTGCAATGAGTATCCTTCATGTATTGGATAGTCTTCTCCTCACCTCTATATGATTCAATAGGGTTGATTTGTACTCGAACAATCTTATCAGGAGCACTCTTTCGTTTTGGTTGTTGAAATCCCCCACCAAACATTTGTGAAAACATTTGTTCATAAGCGGTCCCTTGAAAAGGATTATTCCCTCTGTTGTCATACTCCGCTCTCTTATCAGGGTTACCTAAAGTTTCATATGCCTCTGCGATTTCTTTGAACTTTTCTTCACCTTGAGGATTTCTATCAGGATGATATTGTGCCGCAAGTCTTCTATACGACTTTTTTATTTCGTCCTGAGAGGCTTTCGCTTCAACTTCTAAAATTTTATAGTAATCTTTCATATATGGAGAACTACGTGGTGGTCTTATTCAAGAATAAAAAAAAGAAAAAAATTATAAAGAAGTTTATAACATTCTCCCGTGCAAAACAATTTTATGACAAATTAATCGAAGAATCAAATCAAGTATTATTCGAAGTTAAGGTCGAAGGTGGATCTGAATGTAGGTATGAAATTGGAATCGTTGAAATGAGTTCGAAACAATTAATACCAGTTTATATGACTGATGAGTATGGAAGAAATATTAAAGTTAAATTGGATGAGGATGGTATGACCTTATTCAAAATTAATCCTTACAAAAAAGAAGAAACAATATACGACATCAAGGAACAGAAAAAGATTACAACACAAACCTTTCTCAAAAAATATTTGAAAGGTGACGGGTTGAAAATGATATCAGTACTTAATAATAAAATTGTACTTCAAGAAGATGAAAAGATTCATCTCTTCACGTTAAAGTCGGAAAGTGAATCTTCAAGATTTGTCGACTGTCTTTCCTCACATTTTTTCAAAATAAAAAGGGGAGATTGTTTATTTGTAAAAGATTATTCTACCGCACAAAGAAAATCACTGTACGCACTATTAGAATCTGCAGGTATTGATAAAAAAATATTATATCGGAAATTTACGACCCTACCTCAGTCAAAATAAAATGGAATTCTGTACCTGAAATATCGATAGTAAATTGTTTGTGATGTCTGTCTATTTCTCTGAAGTGATTAATAACACTTGTATATTCTCCCTTTGGTAACTCAAAAACTATGGTTGCCTTACCACTAAAAATTGTTTGGCATGACTCAGCAATCAATGCCAACTTTTCTAGCTCCCCAAAATTAGTATCTTTATCTTCTGCCATAGTGTTAATTTTTTAGGTTCTCGGAACAATTCTTCTTTTTTGATACTTCGGATTTCTTCAATATACTTTCTTTTTGTATTTTCGATTTCTTTTGAATCTTTCAACTTTTCACTTTCCAACCATTTCAGTATCGTTTGGTTCCTGTTCGTCTTGCTCATAGTTAGAATCATTTTCATCCTCGTCTAATTCGACATCTAATTCTGGTGTGTCATCACCATCATCAAAGTCAAAATATAAACTTTGAAGTTTATCTAAATCAGTTTTTTCAAACGTAGATTTCAGTCTTTCAACAGTTTCTTTAAATAACCTCTCCTTTAACTCTTTTTCTTTGTTCAACTTAATGACCTTAGATATTCTTATCATAGTCTTAGAAACTTCAGAATCATCTATGGAAGAAACAAATGAAATACCTTTAAAGTTTTGATTCTCAGCCTCGAATCCTACGATTTGACCTTCGTCAACAATACTTTTAGGTAAAGACCATTTTGTAGGAAAAACCATATCAAAACTTAAGTAAGTTTTTAATTTCCTTATCGAGTGTAAGTACTCAACAAATGGTAATAATTCTTTATAAAAACTCATGATAGATGTATGTAGGTGATAATATAACTTATTGATAATCCTAAGATTATAAGTTCCCTGTTAGAATAAACCAAAGGTTTTGGTTCTTTTTCCAACAGGGCTCCTATAAATTTTAATGCGTGTCTTAGTGACACTAATATTGTAAACACAAATATAAAAAAATATATTGTATTAATATTATGCATTTTTCTCGGTTTTGCTGTGTTCAAGAACTTCAGTTCTGAATTGTTGAAGTAATGCTTTTAGTTCTTGTGCAGATTTTCTTGCACGGGTACCCGCACTTTTATTACCTTTATAGAATTTAGCGGCATCAACTGACAATAGTTCAGTGAGTTCTTTAATTTGTTCTAATGTTTCCATTTTGATTTAATTAACGTTTATTGTTTATGTGATAAAAATAACTTTATTTGTCTCTGTGTAAATAGAGGATGGTTTTTTCTACTTAACATTTTTTTCCATCATTTTGTAAATCTCCGTGAGCATATCCAAATCTGATTTACTGAATGGTTTTGACATGTTGAATATATCATTCAGAAATATTGGAACTGAGTCTTTGACTTTCTTTTCACTTTGATTGTAAAATGTATCCATATAAAATGATTTCAAATAGTCCTTATGTTCCCCATTCAGGGTAATGACAATATTTTCTCTCTTGAAATTTTCAATCATTTTTTCCCAACACCAGTCAAAATGAGATTTTTTATCATCTTGAGATAAAACTATTTTAGTTTCAATCGCATTACCATTTGAATCACCCATATAGGTGTCGGTAATCACATAGTTCAATGATTTGAATATGTCACCATATAATTCAATTTTTTCATAAATCATATTGTGCACGTTGAACCAAATGACCACTTCGTCATTGGGGACTGGCTTAGCAATCCAATTAAAAAAATTCTCCATAGAGTTCATCTATGGAGAATATAATACAAATCAAATAAATGTGAATTTTTATTGTGTTTTTCTGTTGTAACCAATAAGATTTTTCATCTTTTCCATTTCCTCAGAAATCACTTTAGCTTTCTTCTCTTCTTTCGATTCGAGTTGATTCATTATTTTCTGTGCCTTTGCAGTAGATCCCTTCTTCAACCCACCTGATTCTTTCTTTTCTCCAGCAATATCGACAGGTTGTGGTTGTCTTTTATAAGATACATTCATTTGTTCTGCTCCGTACAAGTTTTCGTCGAAATTCTTTTTGAATCTTTCTCCAACTTTTTCACTTCTTTTAGAAACATTACCCAAAGCTTTACCATCGGAACCTGTAACAGCATTTCCATTCTTAGAATCTCCTTTAATTTGTTTTTCAATCATTTCATCATCAGGTTTGATTTCGTCATAGACTAAGTTAGTCATACCTGGATAAGCAAAAGCTTCAATATATTCTTCAACAGCATCTGATGGATGATATTTCTTTTCTTTATGGTCTTTTTCCATATCGTAATTACTTTGAGGGAAGTCCTCAGGGTTTTCATCATATCCTTTACCACCTGAAACCATGTCCTTCATGTAATCTTTCATTTTTTTAACTACTTCTTTAGCATAGTCATCATTTTCTTTTTTATTGAGACCCAACACTTTATCAGTTTTTTTCAAACCTTCAGGACTCTTGTTAGAAATATTCGATTTTTCGTCTTTATCTTTTACTGATTGCTCCAACACGATTTGTTCAATTAGGTCAATCAATTCATCCTCAGTCAATTTCAAAGAAGATTTTCTATTTTCCTTAACATTATATGTTTTTCCATCAACTTCAAAGGAATCTTTACCAGATTTCTTCGCATCTGCTAATGCTCCACTAAATGCATTTCCTTCTTCAGTCTCAGCTTCTCCCATGTCTCTTGGAGTCCTAACTCTAAATGGTTTACCGAACCTTTCTTTATACATGTCGAAGAATTTTTTACCCTCTTTACCTGGCGCGAATAATCTTTGCTTCCCTCCATACTTAGAATCAAATGAATCGAAATCGTCAAACTCTTCTTCATCATAGTCAAAGTCAAAATCTCCAGTATATTGTCTTTCGTCTTCGTCATAAAATCCGTGGTCATCATCGAATGAACCCATCATTTTTGGTTTACGAGTCACATGAAATTTGTCTCTTCCCATCTCCATTTCTTCATCTTCAGAATCATCTCCATCAAACTCAAAGTAAAACTCATCAACTTCTTTTTTATTCGTTTTATTATCTCTAAGTTTTTTGAAGTCCGCAGCGTCTAATTTTCCTTTAGGTTTTGCAACATCCAATTTCTTTTGACCTCCGTGTAATTCTTCGTCAATTTCAATTTCAGTCCATTCACCCATTTCTTCAGAAATTTGTTTAACTTTATTTTCGATTTCCTCATTTAATATTTTGGAAACTAATTTGTCTATATTATTCTTGAAATCACTCATTGTTTTATTTTTATAATAAATATCTTTATTTGTTTCTTTTACTCTTCATTTCGTACTCATGCTCTAAAATAGTTATAATCACAGATTGGTCGATATTCAGTTTATTCGCAACATTCTTTATTGCGTCTTTGACTGATTCATTTTTACTTAGTTTGAGGGCATTGATGTCCCCTTGATTGCAGTACGGGAATTTGGTACATTTCTTTTTTACTTTAACGAATGAACCTCCCTTATACTGAGTCTTTCTGCTTGGTCCCCAATCTTTTTTACTGGTAGATTTTGCCCACATAGCTGGTGTCTCATATCCCCCTGAAGAACCTGTGGTTGTTGCCTCTTTTGCTTCAACCTTTTCCACGTCACTTTCTTTTAATTTGGGAGTCTCACTTCTACTTCTTTCCCAAAACTCATCATCTCCACCGAACACTGGCCCAACATATGCTCCTGATGACCCCGAACCTGTGGCTTCTTTTGGTTCTTCTTTTTTCATTCCCTTCAACTTACACATCTTCAAAAATTCATTAACATCAACATCAATATTTTCCTTCTTGAATTGTTTAATCATCTTATGGGCAATCTGTTTTTTATTTTCGACATCTTTGACTTGATTGATGATGTCAACGATACCACGTACCATCTCATTATCGTTCTTACTCAATTTCAGGTCTTTAGATTCTTTTGTCTCCATTCTTTTTAATTTTGTATAATACTCGGGGTCTTCAAACAAATGGTCCATAGCAATTTCTTTTGCTTTGGATTTGTTATCAGTATGTTCCATTTCGGTTTTAATCCCTTTACCCAACTCCTTTTCTAAAACACTCAAATCAACTTTGTGTTTCTTTGCAATGTCTTGAAGTGTCTTACCGTCCGAGATACCACCTTCTAAATTTTCCTCTGTGAACCCTTGTTTATATTTCATATGGTCTTGTAATGTCGATGAGTTCAGACTTATCTGCGAAAACGCCTTATCTAAACTATTCTTAAATAAATCTGCTGAACTTTTCATTTAAACTACAATTTTAAGCATTTTTAAGTCTTGGTTCCCAATAACTTCTGTTCATCCACATGAATTGATAGAATTCTCGGAACATTCTCAAAGTAATATCTTTGACTTCCCCTTCAAGCTTCCCTCTTTTTATTTCTTTTTGAATTCTGTCCATCAACTGGTCTTCAAATTGTTTGATAGTATTATTATTCATAAAAGATTTTATTTCTTTACGAATCATAACTTCTATTTCTTTAGCTTCCGAACTTGTGAGTGCCATTAGTTACCTATTAATAAAACTGTTGTTAATCCCAATCCCACAAAAGTACCCAACTTCCATAAAAAAGTCTGAGCTCGTTGTCCCTTCAATTCTTTGTGTAAACTATCCGTTAATTCTTTAGATAGTTTAAGTTGTTCATCCTTTTTTCCAATGATAAACTGATTGTTTTCATCTTTTTGTGTTAAGATGGTAATGATATTATCTTTCTGTGATTCTCTCTCTTCCACTTTCTGAATCTTGAGTTTCATCAATCCCATCTCTTCTTTTAATCCATCGTATTTTAATAAATCTTGATAGACCAATCTGGCAACTCTAACACTTAATACTACTTTGGTGGTGTCTGTTGTTTCAGTTTGAATAACGGTCTGCGAAAAGCTTTTCAAGCTCAGCATTACCAATAAAACCAACATTAATAACTTTTTCATCAGTTTGTTCTTTAACCATGTCTATGTTGTTATCGATTTCATGAATTTCTTTAGTAATAGAATTTACTGATTCTTTGATTACTAAAACTTTTTCATCCATCTCTTTGTTGACAGATTGAGCAGAATCAATTTCAACTTGAATGTTCTCAATTTTTTGTTTATAGGATTTTACATCTGTTTTTATCCCATTTGTATTCAAAATATTCCATAACGCTAACACCATTACTATTACAAGTAATATATCATGTCTGTTATTGATTATTTTCTCTCTCATCTTAAACTGGTGACTCTGCAGTCTTTTTTCTATTAGCCAAAACTTTACCCCATTTGGATTTAAATTTCTGGTAAAATTGTTGAAGTTTATTAATTAAGTCCAAGAACTCTTGGTCAACTTTAATCATTTCTCCGTTAATATAAATTCCACTGTCTTCTCCGATCGTGAAGATAAAATCGATATCTTCATCGATAAGTTTACCTGACCACTCAACACTATTTTTATATACGTTCAAAGTGTTGAAGTCAACTAAATCAGAAACCTCTTCAACGAATTCATCCATAGTCTCTTGGAATGCAACCTTTTCGTCAGTGGTGATGTCCAAATCACTTCTGTCCTTACCATGAAGTTTTAAGATACCACCAGAAATTCTATATTTTTGGGATTTGTCTTTCGGAGTTGGTTCTTCGCCAGCCTCAACCTCAGTCTCAGCGGTATCATATTCAACATCTTGAGCAATTCTGCTCTCAACATCTTTAGCAACGTTTATTTGTCCGTCTTGCTCAAAGAGTAATTTAGACTTCTTTAATAGAGATTTAATCTCGTCGTACCTTTCGTTATGCAAATTGCTCATTTTCCAAAAATTTAATAAAGGTTTCGAAGTTGAATGATGGACTTAAGTCTGTGAATATGGAGTCATAGTTACTTCTCGAACAAATACCCTCGAAGTTTTCTATACCATCCACTTTCGTGTTATGACCTACACACGTCTTTTCAATCTGAAGAGTATCTGTCAAATACTTACACAACTCAGCAGTCGTTTGAATTTGCTCAGGAGTGTAAGGTTGCCAAAAATAATAGTCCCTCCATTTTTTTTCGTAAACCTGTTGATTATAAATACTTCCTTTCCAGTTAATATAATGATTGGATAATGGTTTCTTTTCCAACCAACCCAAATTCTCCAACATGACAATTATTGAAAGTTTGTTTGTGATGTGGTCATTGAAGAAATTACTGTGTCCTTCATTGGATAATAATTGTAATACCCTTCCATCTCGAGTCACAACATAGTTTGGTATTTTATCGTATTTGGTATTGTACCTAAACGTAAGGGAAGCCAAGTATTCCTCGACTTCCCTTGAAGTATGACACAAAATTATTTGCGTCTTTTGTTTGTATTTTCCTGTTGGTTTGAATTTTCCGTATCTTTCAATATTAACCATGACTTCTTAAATAACTGAGTCTTTTTACTTCGGAATCATTAGATTCTTCGTCTTGAGGAGCTTCTTCAACTTCGTTTACTAAAACTCCAAATTTTTGTTCATTCAGTTTTCTTAATTCATCTTCCAACTTTTCCAATTCTTCTTTAGTTGGTGTGTATTTTTCTTTATCGACCTCAGCTTCCATCTTTCCAGCTTGAATACTTAGTTGGTCAATATCCAAAACTTGAGGTTGTGCAGTAGGTGTCTTTTTCTTTTCCTCTTCTTCAAACTTAACTAACATGTGTAAGAATGAAAGAGAAATTATCGGTAACATACCTCCAGCGAATAACGCTAAAAATCTTTTATGACCAACAAAATCTCCAGACTCAACACCCAAATAACTAACAAAAGGATCGACTAAATCAACCCAGTCCTTGAATGATGTTGAGTTAACATCAATATATTGATACGCAAAGAAAATATTTCCAATGAATTGGATAAGCGTCACAATACCAAAAGGAAAATATACTTTAGATCCCATCTGCGCTGAGATAGCCGCTAATGCAGAAAGTGCCGCAATTTCAATACCTACTGACAAATAAATCGCCCAACTTAGAGGATTTGATAATCCATACCAAGAAGTTACGTGAGATATAGATACAAATGCTACGGTTAAGATTGGAACTAAAAAGGACACATAAATTATTGTCCTGAAATTCTTCTGAACCCAATTCATTTTCTTTGTGATTTAAGTTTTTTAATCTCCTCTTCGATTTCAGTTTGTCTTCTGACATCGAATAATTTTCTATCGGTAGCTTGAATCATTCTTTTTTCTGCTTCCAATCCTGAGATTTGTAATTCAATGTTTAGTTCTTGTTTGGTATATGTTGAGTCTTTGATTGCGGTAATCTCTTGTCTTACTTTGGTTAACTCTCTTGAATCACCACAAGACTTGAATAGTGTGAGTAGTGTAATCACTAATACGATTATAACAAAGTTGTTTTCAATAAATTTTTTCATAACAATTTTATTTTGATTTATCCTTAAAATATAAAAGGTGTATTAAATAAATACACCCTTTATTCCAATTTACAGATAGTCAAAAAGAATACCTGTTTCGTTTCGTAACTTTCTCAGAGCTTTTTCTTTGATTTGTCTCACTCTTTCTTTGGTCAAATCGAAGTCACTTCCGATGTCCTCGAGGGTTCTAGTTGAACCTGATAACCCGAAATAATCCTCGATGATGACCTTTTCTCTCTCGTCCAAAACATCCAACATATTCAAAAGTTTTTCTTTCAGCGTGTCTTCAGTAGACAAATTTTTATCCGCCAAATCAGCATTAGGATTCACCAAAATATCCAACAATGTATCACCCTCTTCATTAAGTGGATTGTCCAAGTTGATTGTATATGGAAGATTCACCATCTTTTCAGGTAATTCAACGCCAGCCTTTTCAAGTTCCTTCTTAGCTTTATGAAGTTCTTGAACAACGTTAACTGGAAGACGAATGGTTCTTGCGTTCTCATTAAGAGATTGCAAGATAGATTGTCTAACCCACCATACCGCATATGAAATGAATCTCAATCTTTTAGTCCAATCAAAGTTTTCTATCGCTTTCATCAAACCAAGATTACCTTCCGCAATCAAATCACACAAATCCAAACCTTGATTTTGGTATTGCTTTGATACAGTGATAACAAAACGCAAATTACCTTCCAACAATTCTTTTTGGATTTCTTTCTTCTCGTCTTCAGTGATAACTCCCGACAACATTCTCTCAGCAAGTTCACGCTCTCTTTCAGGAGTCATGACCTTTATCTTTCGAATGTCTTTTAAGTAATGACTGATCTCTTCTTGATTAATTGGAATTGAAGATTTTTCTTTCATATTAGTTATTGCTGTAGTTTTGAAGTAAAGTTAATTCGTATTTGGTAAGGGAGTCCATACCCAAGACATTAATCTTATCCAAGATAGTATCTAAAGTTGTTTTGGGGGTTGGACTACTCATCCAATGTGGAAGCTTAGACTTAATCTCTGAATGAAATTCGTTTGAAAAACTGATATCGATATCATCCTCATCCAAATCATCATACAAATCAGTGTTCTCGATTACACCTTTCATGTCGATGGAATAGTCATTTTCATGGCCAGGGTTATCCAAATCAAATAAGTGTCCAGACTTTTTGAAAGGGACATGAACTGACACTTTGTCAGAAACTTCTGTCAAAATTAGTATTTCACTATCAACATGAATGAGACCCGTGATGTATTCAAAGATTTCGTCTTTAGGAACATCTGTCGCGAAATGCATCATTACAATTCCTCCTCCGAACTGATACTTCATATTTGGTGAGTCCACCAATGGTGCGACTGCCATTACCAATTGATTACAACTTTCGTCGGTGATGAAATTACCGATAACTGTAGCTAAATAGTTTGTCATGTTTTTGATTATTTTTTACAAAGATACTGATTTAATATTACTAACAAAATAAACTCGTCCTTTAGTTCCCGAATGTTGCTCATACCATCTACCATCTTTATCTTTCCAAACATAAGGATTGGTAGGGTCAACATTCCATCTATACTGTGAATAGAAGTCGAAGTCTTTTTTTAATAGATTGGATTTGTGTGAGTCATGAAACTTTTGGTTACCAAACCAATCAGGATAATCCACCACCTCATCAATGTCTTCCCTGTCCATTGTGTTCTTAAACCCACGACTAACCCACTCATCAATACTCGCATTCAAGTACATCTTAAGAAGTGACACATGGTTTCTCCACATAACAGAGCATGGATGGTTAATCCACCCTTTGTAGGGGGTACCATCCAACTTTGGTCTGCCAGTGATTGCACTAATAATTTGATAGGTTTCAACTCGTTGTTTTCCAAGTCTCTTGTCATCAAGGACTCTGAGTGATTCGGTTAAATCTGCGTATGGTAGGAATGTTTGCATACCACAAAGATATAAATTAATTTGATATTAGCTCAACATTAAATTCGATAATCCATCTATTTTAATTTTACAAGCCAAATAACTCTCGTAATTCAAATATGTTGGATTTTGTTTTGCAACAACTGTAACCTTACTATGTTCATCTTTCGATAACTTAACAGTAGAGCAATACTTTTTCAAAATTTGGATGAACTTACTCAATTCCATATTCTCATCCCTATCCAACTCAGAAAAGATAAATTTCATTGCCTTACTTCTTTGAATGAAGTGGTCATCAACCAACTCAGATAACTCCATATTTTTTGCGGACTCAGACATTAATCCAGTCTTGAAAAATTTACAGTTAGTTACATCCCAAATCGGATTTCTGTTTCTAACAAAAAACTGTCTTAACTTAGTTTCATCACCTTTAATACTTCTATAACGTATCAGTAATACCTTGAAATCTTCCAAAGTTTCCTCGATTTTGAATAATTGATTATGATTTAGATCTCCTTTCATAAACACAAAGATAATGGTTTTATTTTATACTGTCAAATTAAAAACCCCACCGTTGAAGGTGGGGTCTATTACTACTTCTTCAAGAAACCAAGTTCATACACCAATGGTCTCATTCTATCTTCAAGGTTCTTATACAACTTACGGAACTCTTTGAAATCTTCTTGAAAATATTCTTTCCAAACTAATTTGAGTTGAGCATATCCTGCGTCCCACGAGTTAAGGTGGTTTTCTTCGTTTGCCATAACTTGACGAAGTTCCATAGATTTCTCAACAAGTTCTGTAGCTTTATCCAAAACTAATTTTGCATCAGGAGAAAGTTTACCATAAATTCTTTCTTCACCAAATAGAAGTTTGTGAACATAACGATTGGGAGATGTTCTCGCGTCGTTGTAAAGTTCATCATATCCGTTTTGGTCCGCAAGTTCTTTCATCTTGTCCACCGACATCCAAAAAAACTCATTTTTGACATCCCATAACTTTTCTTTATATTCTACCCCCCGAAGTGAAGACTGTTGTGAGGAATTATTGAACAATGAATAAACTAAAGAATCATATTTGAAAGAAACCCTCTCGAAGTTTTCATTCGGTTCAAAATATTCGTCTTTTTGATTGTACCAAGTGGGATTAATTACTTTCCTCGCAGTGAATGTTGAAATCACATTGAAGAAATTATCGGACTTAATAGGATAAGATCTGTTATTTCCACTCATCATTTTGGTAGACCCAATAAAAACTTCTCTTGTATTGAAATAAGTGTTATTTCCTGAATTCAAAAACTCTCCAATCGAGTTCTCTTCACGATAGTTTTCATAATCTTTTATTGAAAATGCTGAAGTAAGGGTCAATGTCTCAATTTTGGGAGATTTAATTTTCGTTTTAGTCCATTCTTTTAATGAGTGTTTTTTCGAGTGGGGATAAATAACTTTATCATCAATAGATATAATTTCTAAACTTTCATTCAATTCTAATACTTCGAACAATAATTGATTATCGTTCTTGGTATTTTTCCAAACACTGAACGAAAGGCCCCATTCTGAAACATCATCGAAGTTTTTAGCATTCATTATAAAACCTTTTTCAAACTGAAAATTTTGATAAAAATGTTCCCTAAATAAAGAATAATCCGAACCCGACATGAAAAGCATGGGGCTAAACGTACATATATTTATTTTGCAGTTAAAACTTGAAAGTCGATACATGAACTGAGTAAACATATTTTTTTGAGATTTACCCAATTTCACATCAATCATTTCTTTATGAACCTTAGAAACTTCATTTTTTTTAACTTTTTTTTCTTCAGACTTTATATTTCTCAAATCATTCTCAGTACCATAAGGAGGATTCATTAATACAATAATATCTTTACCACTTCCTATCGCGTTTCTCAATCCGATAGGAAGTTTTTCATAATCATCATTCAAGAAATCATATTGAAACTTAACCGCTTCATTATTATATCCCATCTGATTTGCAGTATCAATATCAGATTGATTCAAAGTTGAAACATAAAGTTCTTTGAACTTGAAGTCACGGGTAAGATTACCTGTTCCCCAAGCTGGATCCCATACCACATATTTCTCTTTCCAATCCTCACCGAATACTGACGCGACATACTCATGGGCTTTATCCACCCAAATTGCAGGTGTGAAGAACTCACCTTGTTTACGACGAGTAGTATCTTCGACAATACGATCAACCACCGCCGCCAACTTATGCTTCTGTGATGGTGTATAAGATGATGAGAAGTGACCGAAAAACGATTCAAAAGCATCTCTCGATACAATGGATAGTTCACCAAAAGATTTGGTTACAACGGTCTTTCTTTTAGTTACAGGATGAAGATAGTTGTCATCTTTGTTTACCAAGATTTGGACGAATAGATTAGCTCTTTCGTTCGTAGTCAATTTGTTTTTACCCAATACTTTCTCATCAAAGTAACGAAATACCTCAGTGATATTTTTATCAGTAACAAGAACTCTTCGTTGAACATTATCGGTCAAGTCTTTAACTTTTTGAACACATTCCATAAAGTCGTCAGAACTGTAAACAAATGGTCTGATTGACTCATCTTTCATCATTGCCAAAACTAATTCAGCAATGTTATGAGCAGAGGAAGGTGCGGTATTCCAATTCAAGTCCATTTCGAGATACTTGATTACATCATTAACGTGTAACGTGAGGCATTCATTTCTATCCCCAATGAAAATTGTGGTAGGTGGAATAATTCCCTTGTCATAAAAACGCTTGATATAAAACACAGATTGAGCAAGAACCTTCACCAAATCTGACTTATTAGAAAGATTGATGTCATCCTTGTACTCCATGAGAACTCTTACCTTATCAGATTTTGAAACACCAAACCCATCACAACCAAAGGGTGACGTGATTTCCATGTCCTTAAATCTTTTAAGGAAGTAGTGACGGTAGGAGTTTTCAACATCCTTCTCATTGTAGGCAATATTCAGATTATTTGTCATCATGAAGCTAATGTAATTATATTTGATTTAGATACCAAAAAAAATCTCACAATTATTGTGAGACTTTTGAAATGTTGTCAATCTTATTAATCCTGACCGTATTATTTGCCCAGTTGTTGACTAATGGGTTGTGAGTAATAACGAATATCTTTTCAAAATAGTTCTTCATCTTAGAAAAAAATTCACCAACCATTTCCAAGTTGTCATTAGATATCTTTCCGAATACCTCATCCCATACGATTATATTCGGTTTTGGTAATGAACATACTTTGGATAATACAGCTCTTAACGCCATCGCAGCGATCGTTCGTTCATAACCAGATCCTGAGACCATCAGTTTTTCAATATCAGTAGAATTGTCAATCATCATGAACTCCACCTCATTCTTGTCATTGATACGAATCTCCAAGTTGAAGTAAGCAGAGTCCTGTAGGAGTCTCTGAAGTTCTGAGTTGATTAACGGCATCATGGTTTTCATAATCATTTTGGTGATACCATTCTTACCATAGACTTCGACATAGATTTTGTAAATCTTCTCCCTTTCGAACTCTTCAGCAATTTTCAAGATGAGTTCATTGTTTTTTTCGATTCTTGATTCAAGAGTTTCAATACGAGTTGAGTTTGTGTTCTGAACCTTCTCATACCCCCTCTTCTCATTAATCAATTCGTCAATACGTAATCCCGCCTTTAACAACTGAGCGTCAATCTCATTGTTCTTCTTGATTTTGTCTTGGACTTCCTCATACCTTTTGAGTTTATCTTTGACTTGTTCCAATTTAAGTTGAGTGGATTCCAAAGATAACTCATATTTTTCTTTTATGAGTTTGTTTCTCTCATACTCATCAAAATCTTTTTTGAGTTGTGTGAAGGATTGTTCTTTCTTTTCGTACCCATCGATTTCTTCTTTGAAGTCTTGAACTAGTCTTTTGAATGAGTCTAGTTGTTTAATCTTTTCATTGGTCAACTTAGCCTCCATCAATTTGATTCCACAATGTTCGCATTGGATTCCATCACCATATTTTTCAATAAGGTCTTGAATTTCCTCAACTTTGTTCTCACAAGTGACCAGTTCGGCGAATCTAGATTTGATTATCTCTTTTACGTTATCATGTTTGTCCTCATGATAGAATTCTTTGGGCTCAACAATCTTAACCTCTTTGATAAGTCTAATTGTCTTTTCTTCAGACTCCTCAAGGTCAGAAATTTCTGATTGTAACTTAATCGGATTCAAAGTAATAAGTTCTTTATCCAAATCAGTAAATTTGGATTTTAACAAATTGTCTTTATACTCTTGTCCTTTCTGAAGTCTTTTGTCGACATCTGAGATGTTTTTTGACATCTCGATAATCTCATCCTTCATTCGAATAATCTCCTCACCAGAGGTCTCATTATCCTGTTTAAGAGACTCCGTATTATAGACGTTAGAAATCATCCCCTTCGAGAACTCAGAATAAATTTCTTTTCCTGTTTCTTCTTTTTTCTTGAGGAATTCTAATCCGAGAAATCTGCTTAATACCTGTCCACGAGCAGTCGGTTTTGCCTCCAACAAATCTTCAAGATTGGATGCGGTTGTAACAATGGTCATCAAAAAGTCTTCCATACTTCCGATGGATTTCTTCATGAAGTTTTCTGTCTCACGTCTTTGTTCACCAGTGAAGTTTTGAAGTTGACCATCAGCAAGTTTCTTAAAGAACTCAAGTTCGGTCTTAATGTTCCATTCACCCGCCTTGGACTTCTTTCTTTCAATCTGACGAACAATCACATAGTCTTCACCATCGATTGTGATGTCACCTTTCACACTAACTTTATTTACATCAGTAAATCTGTTGAATATCTCTTCAGCCTTTTGGGTTTTAGTTGTTGTGTTGAAAAATAAAAACAAAAGAAGGTCGACGGTAAGTACCGTCTTCCCTCCGAAGTTAGGTGGATCTGATTCAACCACAGTAATCCCATTACACTTTTCAAAATCAATTACTTGGTTCTGTCCATAAGACAAGAAGTTACTGAATTCAATTTTCTTGATGTACCATCTTTTGAATGGAGTTACTTCAACTTCGTTCGCTAACATTCTGTTTTCAACCGCAAGGTCGATGTTCATTAGTTGGTCGAAGTATTGTTCTTGACCTTTGGATTCCAAGTAAGTCTTCACCAACTCCTTCTGATAATTTTTATCCATGATGTTCACTGAAACATCAATAGTCTGCATAGAGTCATCATCAGATGTCTTCACTTTGGTGATTACATTAATGTTTGTTGAAGAATACTTTTTCATAAAGTATTGCTTTACAGACTTAATCCTTTCATGAGTAAAGTTTTCTGGCGTATCCTCCCAAATTACCTGAATGTAAGGATTTTCTAATGTAGATACATCTAAATTAGTTGGCATATTTGAATAGTTGTAAGTTGGATATGGATTGAATAAATCCCATTTCATTTTATTGGTTTGTTTCAGAAGTTCCGTTTTGCTCAGCTTCTTGTTTTTTCTTAAACTCTTCCATTTGAAGTTTCATTGTTTCATTGAAAAGTTTTTGAATTGCAGACTGTTGGGTCTTAATGTTTTGATTTCTATTCTCAACTCTTTTTCTGTGAGCCTTAGCTCCACCTCTTACTTTTGATTTACCCATTTTCTTAGTCGTTGTATGTAAATAATTGAACGGTCACACCTTTTCCATTAGTTTCTTGAAAGTCATAATCAACTTCCAATTCACTTCCTTTGAAGAAAACTTTATCAATGAAATCATAATCTGCGTAGTCAGTTCCTATTGTACCAGGGATGTAGGAAAAATCCTTTGCAGTTGGAACTTCTTCAGATTCAAAGTTGAATCCATAAACTATCCCTTTGTTTTCTTCCATGAAAAGTAAAACATTCTCATTCTCCCCTTCAGAAGGATATCCATGATAATCGGTACTTTCGTAATTTTCGTCAATCTCATAGTGGTCAGTCATCTCATCCAACTTGAATGTTGAAATCTGTTCACCATTTTCATCCGCAATTATGAAACTGAGTCCATCATTGTCCATTGGTTTATTGATTACCCACATGTTTGTGTTGAAAGGTTCGTAACCTTCAACAATTGTTTCCAACTCCCAAGCCATTTCACTCAAGTCTTCATACTCGTTTTCTTCTTGATATTCTTGAATATCTAAAACTTGTTGTTCGGTCAAGGATTGTGCGGATGCGTTCAGTTCCCATCCATAAACTTTTAATTGATACTTTTTCATTTTGTTTTTATTTAGTTGTTTGTTTTATTCAGATTTCGGTCGATTAACTTCGAACCATTCCACGATTGCATTTATTGCCCATACAGCTCCTGATGCAAACATTCCATCGAAAAACCAAGAATACCATAATGATTCCCCAATGATTATATTCCAAGGAGAATATACAAAAATTCCAATAAAGAATCCAACCCAAGTTGATGTACACATCATACATCTTAACATATCAGATAAAAATATCCAAAAGTCTTGGAAAATCGAATCGACATCTGCTGCCCATCTGTTTATTGCATTTCTTGGTCTATTGAAAATACTACCATAAACGAGGATGTTGCTCATACCATAAGCCATAATCATCCATATTAATATTTGTACCATAATTTTTTATTTATATAATGTGTCGTCCAAATTTGAACCTTTGAGGAATGCCGCTTTTCTATCTTGTTGGAATCTTTGAATTTCTTCAATAGTTTTTTGGTATTCCATAATCTGTTTATCTTTCTCAATATTGTCTTGTTTCAACTTTTGGACAGTGTTTTGAATCGCCTCCAACTTTGATTTCAATCCAATATCGGTACTCTCTTTTTCAATAACTACTTCTTTGATAATTTCTACAGGTACTTCTTTAATCACTTCAACTACTTTTTCGAGTGGTGGAGTTTGTCTAAAAATGTCTAAAGAATGTCTAAGTTCGTCTAATTCTTTATCCTTTTTAGACATTTCTTCTTGGAAAATATTTTCCATTTCTTGAGTTTTAGTGGAAAATACTTTGCGTTGTTGTTCGAATTCCTGTTCTTTTTGGAAAATTTTTGTGTTCATCTCTTCTTGGTCAGTAACATAAACTACTTTCTCAACAGGAACCTCTTTGATGACATCCTTGATTACTACCTTCTCGACTGGTATTTCTTTGATAATCTCAACAACATTTTCAACAACCCTTTCAACAGGAACTTCTTTGATAATTTCTACAACCTTTTCGACAGGTACTTCTTTGATGATTTCTTTGTAGACTATTTTCTCAACAGGTTTTTCTACTTCAACATATTCAATCTTAACCACCTCTTTGATAACTTCAACTGGAATCTCCACCCGTTTTTCAACAATAACCTCCTTTTCCACCTGTTTTTCACGAGTTCCACCCACATTTAACAAACCATACCTTTCAATGTTGAATCCTTCAAGGTAAGATTTCTTAATCACCTCACTAATCCTCAAGTCATTCATATTACAATATGATATGAGATCTTTGTTTTCAGCGGAAGAAAGGTTTAGTTTATATTCCATTTAGTAATTTACAAGTTTTTCGGTTCCGTCAACCAAGTTATCAATTGAATTTATATAAAATGAAAGGAAAGGTTTTGGGTTCGGAAGATCGACAAAGTCATACTGGTCTGTCTCAATGTCATAAACACCATAACCATGTTTTGTTACTTTCTCCCCAAAGTTCTGTTGAATAGTTGAACCAACCATATAAGCTTTCTTACCACCAGGTATGTCGAATACTTGTCTCTTGTGAATGTCACCACAAAGTACCAAGTCACACCCCTTGAACTTACTAACATCAAACCCATCCTCAAACTTATATCCAATATCGGTGTAAAGACCTGTAATTGGTCCATGAAACAATCCGATATTTTTGTTTTTGGATTTCTGAATGTCAGGTTGAATGTTATGGTCCATCAATGAATAAACACACCAATTGATATTCTCATCCTCATATACCCCACGATTCTTATAATAGACTATATTATCATTCTTCAACGAGTCGATAATCGGAGTTAGAGCGTCCAAACGAGTATTGTTATTCTCAAGAAAGTCGTGGTTACCAATAATTACAATAGTCTTTGTAATTTTAGCGCACTCAGTTAATATCCAAGCAACAAACTCCACCAACTCTGGTGTCATCTGATTTTTGGAATGAACCAAATCTCCAGTAAAGACTATTCTATCAGGTTGTAGTGTTCTCCATTCTTTTAACGCAGACTCAAGGATTCCACGATATAAATCATGGTCCTTGAATAGTCTTACGTGTAAGTCAGAAAAATGAACTAATCTGTTAATCATTAATTATTACTTTCGGTTCTTCTTCGAAGGGATTAAACCCTTTGTTTATGTGTCCACAAGAATCACACTTGTAGATTGGAAATGGTACAGTTGTGTCTTCAGATGAACCAGTCATCAACTTTGGAACTAATTTCAAGTAAGTTACTTCTCTGAAATAAACTCCCCCACAATTATCGCACTTGATGGTCGGTACGTCTCTTAAATTAATTTTCGGTTTTTCTAACTCCATATTTTGTATTGTTTAATGTTTCTATAAATGATTCTACTTTTGTTTGCGCTTTATTAATATAAGACAAATCTCCACCTTCATCAAGTCTTGACAAGTGTAACTCGAACTTTGTAAAATCAAGTTTACTGATTGTATTCACAAATGAGTTGACAAAGTCTCTACTCAATTTAGCTTCTCTCGTCTTAAGGAAGTGATATCTAAAAGTTGTGAAGATTTGAAATAACTTTTCGATATCCCATTCACTTGCGATTAAATGACTCTCATGAGCATACTTGTCTTTCACATCATATATTTTGATACTTTCGTTCAACCCTCCTTGAGCAAACTCAAGGTACATAGCAACCTTTCTGTAATTCTCATTCTTTGTTTCTGTCTTATCAATGAGGTACGCAAGAAATCCGTCTCGGGTGTAGTTCTTAAAAATTGATTCGTTGTTTTTAGTAGTAGTACACCATTTTGTGTTCGCTCCATACTTCATGGAACCTTTATGGGTTTTGGGTTGAAGTAAAATAAACTCTTCCGTCTCAAGGAGAACATTGATATGGTCTTCTTTTACGAAATATTTTTCTTCTCTAACTTGTTCCGCATTTTCAAGGACATCAATTAACTTTTGATAATTTCCATATTCTTTGGAATAGATATCTTTGTTGTTGATGTATGGTAGCAATTCATTGAACTTGGTGACATGTTTAATTATCCCACCAGTCGTTCTGTAATGTCCACCAAGTTTCCTATCCTCCCATGTCTTCAACATGAATTCCAAATACTTCTTAGTTGGTGTGGTATCCGCTTCAACAAATTTGGTGAAACTTGCTGTGGAAACCTCAGGATATTTCTTTTTCAAATCATCTACCTTAGACATATCAATTGTGTAATTTTAATGTTAAACACAATAATACGAATAATTTTTGACTTATCAAAAAAAAAAATAACCACCCTTCGGTGGTCATTTCTTAAGATACTTTTTCATATCCATTTCCATAATAATATCGATTACTTCTTGAGGTACTTTGTACTCATCATACACCGAATCTTCTTTCAAGTGAGAGATAACACATCCATACAACTTGAGATTTTCATATTTGGTCCCTTGTAACATTTTTACAAGCAACTTACCATAGAAAGGTAGTTGAAGGTAATAGTGCCCCAACGCTGTGTTTGGATACTTTTGAAATGGTTCATACATTCTTTCAGTATATCTTGTTTCCACAAAGTTTTTTGCTTTGTTTGTCTTCCAATCGGTTATCACCAATCCAAAGTCGGTCTTCTGTCGGTTGGGTATAATCCAAACTTTATCGGGTTGACCAACATATCCTAACTCAGGATCTCCCAAAACCATTTCGGTATCAAGAAGAACTGCTCCCCTCTCTTCCATCAATTTAATGTACTGTTCTCCCGCCTTTATCATCGCATCCCCCTTAATAAGTTGGGATGGGTCACAGGTGAAAATGGGTTGTCTAACTTCCTTATAGTTTCCGTTTCTCTCGATGGTTTTTTTCTCCAAGACAAAGTGAACTCGAGAACCCATGTTTGTAGAATACTCACCAGCAGCCGCCCATTCTTCTTTCAATCTCTCAGCTTCCTCAGGGTCCCCTCCAGACTTTTTCAGTGCCGCTTCATCGGTAGGGAATTCCCGATAGAATTTTTTTAATATTTTAGATACTGAAGGGTAGTCTTGTCTTCCACCCATCGTGTAGATGTGATTGTCTTCTTCGAAAACCAATCCCAAACTTTTTTGTCTTTCAGCGATGATTTCTCGAATCTCTGAAGCAACCGATTTCAAATCTGTCATTTTATCTTATTTCGTGGTAATACTCGTCAATTTGCCCTCGTAGGTCACAAACGTCCTTGTCAACGGGCAACTTAACAATTTTAATTTTATTATACAACCTTCCACCATTTAATTCATGGTAAACTCGAAGTCCATCCTCGAAAGCATCCCCATCGCAACAGATGATGACTTGGGCATTCGCTTTGGTGTATAATGTTTCAAACAACAACTTACTCATCTTTTTCCCCAACATCACAATAGAATTATTCAGGAAGAAAGAGTCAAACGCTCCTTCACACAAGTATATATCTTTATCCCAATCAATCAAACTCTCATTGAAAATTATCTCATCTTTAGGTACAGAGGGGTTCTTATACTTCATTTTCTTGGGGACCCAAGATCTGGCAACAAAATAATTCAACACACCCTCCTTATTGTATGAAGGAATAATAATTCTGTAGGCAAAGTCACCACTCACGGTATAACCTATCTTGAACCTCTCAATCATCTCATCAGTTATACCTCTTGATTGGAGATATCGGTACGCTTCGATGTGTGGAATGAATCTCGGATTAGAATCTTTGAAGGTAGTATATCCTTCGGGAAGTCTGAGTTTAGGTCGTTTGATATCCTCTTGTTTGAGTTCCTCAGGTTTGATTAAATTGTAAACTTTCTTCTGACTTTTGGTTGCATATTGGTCGAATAGTTTTCCTAGTGGTCCGTGAGTTCCGTGAGTCTCACCACAAGACCAACACTTATAAACGTGTTTACCGTAGTTGATTTCCAAGTTACCTTTACCGTCACCACCTTCCAAACCTTTTTCTTCAGCACAGACAGGACAGTCAAAAGATATTTGACCTTTTGATTCGTAGTGTTGGTGGAAGTCACCAAGAAACTCCGTGAGTAATTCAACTAATACGTCAACCTCGTCTGTCATTCTACAAGTATAATCAATTATTCCTCATTATCATCAGGATAGGAATTCAATCCGACAATGTTTTTTCTCCACCACTTCATAACAGGGTGAGTTTCATCAAGATACCTTTCAATAAAATAATAAGCGATGGTGAATATGGTTGTCATAGTCAAACAACCGAAATAGAATAGAATCAACCAATCCATTTTACTTTCTTGATATGCCAAGAGTATCTTATATCTGAACTGAAAAAAGACATCCGTGTGTTAACAGAATCAAGGAATCTTTTTCGGAAAAATTTTGTGAGTTTGATTTTGGAAATATTGTTTATTTCGGATAGATAATGGTTGTAATCAACCCAAATTCTACCCCCATATCCCATCCCAACAAGTATTTTACCCTTGAAATTTACATCGACCTCTTCATGTACAGAATACTTGCGATATCCTGCAATTTGAATTACTCCATCGATACAATCGGTTTTGATTGGCACGGTGCCGTACTTCTTGATGAGTTTTTTTACGGCCTTTGATTCTTCGCTTCTTATTACGTATCCTGACATGATGCTAAGATACTATAAAAAAATTAATCTACCAAATTTCTTTCATTTTCATGAATCCAAGAGCAGCACAATATGCGTCTGTTTGGTCATAATTTTCTTTTTTGAGGGTATTGTTCTTTGTATATTGCCAAGTAATTTGTGGCTCTCTTTTTGCAACTAACTCCCAAATGACAACTTTCTTATCGATGTCTTTAGGCATCCCACCGAATAGAACGTATTTGTCTTTATCATTAGGTTGGACTAAATGAGGGAATGCAAATTTTCTTGAGTTGTAAGTTGAAATAAATTCAGGGACTACTCCCAATACGTCATAAACCTCTTTACAAATCAATGTATTGAACCTCATCAAAGTGCTGACAGTATACACGTTATTGGAGTTTAATAACGGTTCTTCAATTACAACATACTGAATACCAAGTTCTTTATAGGATAATAATTTTTCTCTGAAGATTTGTGCTTTCAACAACAATTCTTCAATCTTATTTTCTACCTTTGGTTTTGGAACTGGTGAGATGTGAGTTAATTCCAATAAATTTCCTGTACCAATGTCGAATAAAGACCAACCTATCGTTTTGGTCGATACATCGAGCCCAAGTACTTTGGGCGAATCTTTCCTAATGTTTTTTGACATAATTAAAAATCTAACTTCACTACAAATTGTTGTATACCCTGTCTCAATTCAGGGGATTGTAGCTTAGATATAACAATAAGATCTTTATTCTGATCGTAAAGTCCAATTTCAGTAATATATGATTTTGTACCAGCAGACCACGTAGGATTTGAAGTGTTTGTAAATTGATTTCTATTCAAGTTTATCAAATACTTCATTTCATAAATGGTTGCAGAAATGTCAGTTTCAAAATTACCGTAAAAATAATACTCGTCTCCGAAGTTCAATATATCAGACTGACCATTCAATGGAATGTCCAAATAATTCTGTAGTTGGTACGCCGCGGCTCCGTTGTAATCATCAGGTCCTATTTGGAATGTAGTTCCTGTCAAAGATGCTTGAGTGATGTAACCATTAGATAGAGTCATTGCTGATGTTACATCTATTTGTCTCCAAGCAGTTGGTGAAGGTCTTGTATCACCCGTAACCATTTGACAAATAATTTTCATGGAAGTGGCAGTGTATCCTGTAAATTGATTAACTCCCAAGAATCCAAACTCTCCTCCGAATCTGACCGCCACATTTTGAGTATTCGCAGTGACCGAACTCGTAGGTTGTACTACAGAATAGTAATTGCAGTGGAGAGAACTTGTGACACCAGATTCTGACTCGAACAAATAACTCACCCAAAATCTCTGAGTTGGATTGGTCATCAGTCCTGCTGAGTTATTTCCTGTATCACAAATGTTTGGTGTTAACAAACTTAATTTAGGTGCAGGTAACGTAAAGTTCCTGTTTGATTTATAGGATAACGCAGCAATTACTTCTTCATCATCAACCACAATAATTTCTTGGTCAGGAAATACTTTACCAATTCTGTTCAAGTTACCATTACTATCAGCATTAGTATCCCATAAATGATAATATCGAATACCAGGGTCGTTCATATCCAAGTTTTTAGTCGACTTAATGTAAAATGGTTTACACAAGTCATACCCTGGAGGATCTATATAGAAAGTTTGTCCGATGGTTGTTCCTGTTGATTTGTGCCACATCAAAGTCGGCATACTCAATTTGAAGTGTCTTGCTAATCCAATATCATTTGTCGGATTTTGCGGGTCGAATGGTTGCGTTGAGAATTTCTCCCCATATATATGGTCAATATCTTGATTGGTGTAATGGATAATCGCAATGGCTTTTTGGTCCTGAGGTCTAACAATTACTTTCTCATCAAACGAATTATAATAAAACACTTGACTCGTATCAGTTTGTCCTGATGACTGATTATATCCCAAATATTCTTTGGTACCTATATATGATACCGAACCAAACTTGGTATAGTCTTCATATGTACTACTGAATAATCCAGCAGGACTCTCAGTCCAAGGAATATTCATGTTCCAAATGGGTGTATTCTCTCTGTTGCTCACATCACAAGGAGACTCAAAGTTGAGGGTATCTGTTTGCCAATAAGGTGCTGGAGTCACAAAGTCATATAACTCTGTCATACCTGATGGATAAACATACAATCTAGCATAGTTACTATCGACTGGTAGAAAATCGAAAGTAGGTAAAGCTCTATCTAATGTCAAGGTGAATGTAGTACCTGTCGTTCCCGTAGCAGGACTCATATTTTGAATCTTATATGTTAGAATTTGGTTTGTAGTGAAGTCTCCACATCCACCATTCCCATCATATACTAAGGTCACAAAATCATTAATCGATGGAGTACCCGATGAAATACAACTTGTTGGTGAACTATCAAATTCGATTTGCATGGAAGTCTGTCCCGATAAACTTGACATATCAACCCAATAACTTGAAGTCATTGTGTATGCCGAACTTGTTTGTATTTGAGTCACTCCCGTTGTAAAAAACCCTTTCACTCCCGCAGAATTGTAAACCTGTGTAAAGTTACTATCCATAAATGGAATTCCATAAGTGTTACCTGATGAACTTTGTACGTAGTACGGATACTTTATATTTTGTTTGTTTGATTGTGGTGAACCTGTATCATTTTGTGCGTTGAACGCTGGCATCAAAATATTATTATTCGTTTGATTATAGTTCGGTACTGCAGTATAACTTACCTCACTATCTCCGATTTGGAAATAAGAAATGTTGAAGTTACCTTGTGAAAGGTTTCTACGTCCAACATCAGTAAGTCTGGTGTTAATTAGTCCTGCAGTATTTTTAATAATATAAGCCATTGTCTATAAATAGTTGTTCTGTTTTTTTATGCTATCGGTCCGAAATCACAATTTACCACAACAGTTACACAAGTAACGTTAGATATGTTATTTGCGTCTCTTAAACCTAAATAAACCGTTCCGCTAGGTACGTAAAGATAATCTCTAGTATTTCCTTCAACAAAACTGAATGATCCATTCAACGCGTCATTACAAGTTAGGTAATATGTATCAGTCATCTCATACTGACCCGACCCACCAGCAAGACCAGTAACAAATACCGAGTTGATACCCTCAAATCCACAAAGTACATTAGCCGTTGCAACTAATGGTTTGGATGGAACATTACCCGTCGAACTGAAGGTTACACTATTATTATTGATAGTATTCGAGGTTGTATCAGAAATAACTCTACAACATCTACACCCGTTGATACTTGCTTGAGTAAACTGAGCGGTGATTTGTTGTTGAAGGTTAGTCAAACAATTGCTCTGAGCTCCCGCCTGTCCGTTTGTTATGGACAACACTGACGTATTTGTTATGAGTACAGGAGAGTTCAACCCAATCTGTAGTTGATATGTATCCGCTTCAGTCACTGCAGTGAATGTTTCAGGGCTACAATTAGGTCTTCCACCAGTCTGAACTATTGTCTGAGTTGTTGTTGGAGTTTTGGTTACTCCGTTCTCAGTAATGGAGAAAGTATCTGTAATTAATCCTGTACCAGGTCCATTATAAGTTTTAATTGATGATATGGTCAGATTGAAAGGTATAGTGACACCTGGTGGTAGTGGAGGAGTACTCACAATCTGATAATAAGTTGTATTAGAATTGTAATTACTCAAACTAATATTCTGAGTCGCTAAAGTATTTGCACTCAAGGACAATTGATAAGTCACAGGTTGTTGGTTGAATCCAACTGTAATAGTTTCTGTGTCTGTATTTCCAGCAGAATCTCTTAGGGTTATGGTATATGAACCAGAACACAAATTTTCAAAAACATTTGTTGTTTGGTAAGTGGAACCTCCGTTAATTGAGTATAGATATGGAGGGTATCCGTATTGAGCGGTGACAGTGATATCTCCATCACAGTTAGCAGTACTATTACATGAGTTATTATTTGCCGATAATCTTGCTTGAACTGGTATAACCGCTGGACAAACACCTTGAGTCATAGTTACACTATACATATTTACTCCGCCAGCAATGACCCATCCTGAAAGTGGAATCGAAGCCGAAGATGTACTAATGAATATACCCCCACCAACAGGGTTGAAAGGTATTGTAGGATTCGATCCAGTAACTTCCCATCTTCCTACAGTTGAGTTCCAAACAATATTGTATTGACCGTCCGCTGTTGTCCAAGTAGTTCGACCATTTCTCATTCCATTACAGCTGAACTGTAATGGACCATAAGCAGTTGACGTACCAATTGCAATCAAACACAACTGAGGACAAACTCCTGATGGTGTTACTGTTGGTGTCACAGTTGGGCTTGGTGTGATACTTGGTGTAGGTGGGAACAGACTACAAACAGTGCTCGCGGTATAGTCCCCATAGAAGTCGACAACAGTGACTTGATAATTGCCCTGAGGTATTCCCACCAAAGTTTGAGTTCTCTGTCCTCCTTCCCAGTAAATAGAATAAGGACTTGTCCCCCCAGTAATTTTCAAAGATAAAATCCCATCTAAAGAACTTGTAGAACTCGGTATTGATATTGGAAAACAAGTTACTCCCATGTCAAATAGAGTGAAGACATCACAATTATTCTTTAATGAAAAAACTTGACTGTTTGTTGGCGTTTGTGTAGGTGTTTTGGTGATTGACGGAGTTGAAGAAGTTGTAGGAGTTACGGTCGGAGTTATAGTATTCGTAGGTGTTAACGATGGAGTTTGTGTTGGCGTTGGAGTTGGACAACTTACTGAGGAGCTCACATTCAATTTTACAACACCGTTTGATGGCTTAGTATAATCCATGGTTATGGATAATCCACTTTGATTTCCTTGCTGGAAATTCCCACAACAGTCGGTATAAAAATAAGTGCTACCAGGATTTACCGAAGTAAAAGCTTGCCCACATAAAATTGGTGTTGGAGAAGGAGTTGCATTCGGAGTCCTTGTTTGAGTTGGAGTTGTTGTTGGTGACGAGGTAATCGATGGTGTTGGTCTCGGTGTTCGGGTAGGAGTTATTGTTGCGGTTTGACTTGGAGTATTTGTAGGAGTTAGAGTTGGAGTTGTTGATGGTTCAGGAGAAACTGCAGGATAACAACTGTTATTATCCGTACAAATATTTTCAGTATCAATTGTGATAATCCCTTCAGGTAAAATTGTATCTCCGAAAAACCCATATTTGAAATTTGGAGTATTCCCTAAGAAAGAGCACACATAAAATACTAAAGAACTCCCTGATACTATACTTGGTAAAGTTCCTGTATTAGCGTTTTGTTCATTACCATCACAATCGGTGTAAACAATGTATAATTGTTCTCCTCCACTCGTTAGTAAGTCGAATGGTACTTCAATATAGACACAGGAACAAGGTGATGACATCTTTGATTTTATTATATCCTATAATTATAAGACCAAGTATTTTTATGTATAGATAATTAATGTTATTGTACCGAAGTTTGGTTGAAACTTTTACTCGAGAATTATTCATCTACATCAAAACTAAACTCTGATGGTTGTCTATGGTTAAATAAATATTTGATTGTAATTATTTTTTCGAAAGTAAGTTTATTAAGGGTAATTAACCGTCAGTACCACAGAAATTGGTACATTATTAACAAATAAATTTGGTGACGGTGTAATTAAAACTGGATTTGATGCTTGAACCATGTCGAATCCTGAATAATAAATCCATTCATCTCCACTTCCTTGAGTGCTAGCACTTAATACGACTGTGTTACTTCCTTGTGTCATTGTAATGACCGCTCCGTAGGTTGGAGCATCAGCATATTCAGGGTGAAACAATCCTGAGGCATCGGTTTGGTAAATTAAAATTGTATCCAAATTATTAGGGTCATAAGTGACACTACCACCTAAACCAAATTCCAATTGACCGTTTTGATTCAACAAGGTAACGGGATCACCTTCTGAATATGCCAAGAAATAAGTATTTGGTGCGAAAGGTGTTTTTGTTGGAGTGACAGTCGGAGTTTCAGTCGGAACTGGAGTCTCGGTCGGAGTTTCAGTTGGTGTTGATGTAGGAGTCTCGGTCGGAGTTTCAGTTGGTGTTGATGTAGGAGTCTCGGTCGGAGTTTCAGTTGGTGTTGGTGTTAGATTTGGATAATTTATTTGAATTGAAACGTTTATAGGGGAGCCAGAAACAAAAACATTAGGAGAAGAGCTTACTAAAATTGGATTGTTTGTGTAAATATAATTACCACCATCTATCCACTCATTTAGATTTCCTTGTGTACTGGCACTCAAAATCGCGGTATTACTTCCCTGTGTCATCGTTACGACCGCTCCGTAGGTTGGAGCGTCAGCATAATCAGGGTGAAATAACCCTGAAGAGTCAGTCTTGTAAATCAATATTATATCCAAATTATTAGGATTGTAGGTAACTATCCCGTTAAGGGCAAACACCAATTGACCATTCTGATTTGGTATTTGTACTATGCTCCCTTGACTATAAGCAAAGAAATAAGTATTCGGTGCGAAAGGTGTCTTTGTTTGAGTGAGAGTTGGAGTATTGGTTAGACTGGAAGTAGGTGTAATCGTTGAAGTCACAGTCGGTGTTTGAGTCGGAGTTACACTTGGAGTATTAGTTGGTGTCACAGTTACAGTCGATGTTTGAGTTTGTGTTGAAGTTACACTTGGAGTATTAGTTGGTGTCTCAGTCACAGTCGGTGTTTGAGTCGAAGTCACACTTGGAGTAATAGTTGGAGTATTTGTTGGAGTTACACTCGCAGTATTAGTAGGAGAAACACTCGGAGTATTAGTTGGCGTTTCAGTCACAGTCGGTGTTTGAGTCGAAGTCACACTTGGAGTAATAGTTGGAGTATTTGTTGGAGTTACACTCG